TCACGCTGCCGGTACCACGACGACGTGGATCCGGCTACCGTAGCCCGCGTCATCGATCATGTTTTCTACCACTTCAGCCAATCTCGGCTCAGCAACACGCCATTCAACCGGGATCCCGGTCTGTTGCGACACCTGGAACTGGCGAGTGAGCTCGTTCGAAATAACCTCAGCCGCCTGCATGTTCGGCTTGAACTTGCCGTCGGATCCGATCATCCAGTCGTACCCTTTGCCTTTCGCTTCGACCAGCAGACCATTGGGACCGGCGTCAGGCTCGAATCCATCAAATGCAACCGGAGGGCCACCGTCGCGAGGCACTTCGTATTCCATCCCGGACGGATAGCCTGTGGCCTGCTGCTCGAAGTCACGCCACTCACCACCGCGCCGCGATTTTGTCGTCCACTCACCGGGACCTTTCACCAGTTCGTGGGGAATCGTGGCGCTCTTGGCGATCAATGGCGGCGGAACGATAGGGTTACCAACGGAAGCGACGGCGGTCTTGATCCTCGCTTCGTAATCGGTGCCGGCTGTCTTCGCCTTATCCTTGAGTTCTTCGAACTTCACGCGGGCCGCGATGTAGCCGGCGAGTGAACCGATCCGCTGGGCGTTCTCCACGTCCTTGCGGGCATCAGCGAACTCGGCTGGAGTAGGCGTGTCGGTTCGCGCGTAGTCGTATGCCGCCGCGGCGGATTCGGCGGCCTTCGAGAGCCGGTCGCCCCATTCGGACGCGGATCGCATCCATCGTCCATGATCGCGTACGTTGCTGGCGGCATTGCTGGAGCTGTCGGGCCAGTGTTCGTCGATCGAGTCGGCGACGTGCGTGGTGCGATCACCGATATAGGTGACGTTGTCTGCGCCTTTACGCCAATGAGTCGAGAAATCGCGGACGCGACCGGACCCTTGACCGGAATGGATTGCACCGGCGAATGCCTCTGGTTCCATCGACTGGTCCAATACGGCTGGAATGTTGGCACGCGGCGGCTGCGGAGGTTGCGGCGGCAGCGCAGGCATAGCGGCCGCTGCCGCGGAGGCGGGGCGGCTCTGGTGGTCCACCTCGACTCGGCTGATCTGGAGAGCGCCATGGTCATCAGCTACCTCGAACATCACGCCCGCAGCGGTCACGATCGCCCCGCCATGCTCGCGGACGAGTTTGGCGTAAGCAAGTTTGTCGCAGAGATTCTCGTCGTGGCCTGTGAGAGCGAACGCCATGCTGGTCGACACCGGGTCGCCGGCCGGCGCTGGACAGCTCTCCTTCTGCGGAGCGTCTCCCAACGCCGCGAGATCACGACCGTCCCCCTGAAGCGAGTCAGCATCGACCCGCAGATAGCCCGCCAACCGTTCGTCCCCCCGCAATGACCGGTACCCCACCGACCCCCGGCTCGGGACGCTACCGCAGACGCGAAGGGCTCGCCGATCCTGATCCTGTCCGGCTCCTCACGGGCTTTCCGGGGCCGACATTCGCGAAGGCGTTCACACAAAAACCCGCCCTGACCGAGGCCAGAGCGGGTTTTCCACGAGTGGAGCTAAGGGGATTCGAACCCCTGCGTGTCGCAGTGTTTCGGCTGTTGACCAGCACTGCACCGCCAAGCGACCGGACAGCCAAGGACAGCCGTCACCTGCGGATATCCAAATTGGTGCGGTCCACGACCGCACACCTCGGAAGGGATCACGATGACGGGCTTGCTGGCCTGGATCGTCGTCGCGGTGGTCACGGCGGAGTACTTCTGGTGGATCGTCGGTGCCGCTGCGGCGGCGGCCGCCGCGTGGTGGCTGCGGCGCGTGCACCAGCGCGCCAGCGCCGTGCTGGCCGAGTGCGACGCCGAGCGGCTCGCGCTCCTCGCCCGGGCCGACGAGCAGCACGCCCAGTGCTTGGCCGGCGACCCCCGCGGCGTCTACGGCATCTATCCGCCAGAAGTAGGGAACCGATCGGTGCCCTACTGCGTCTAACCCTGATGTGGACACGATCGACCGGATCGACTCGCAGCTGCGACTCATCGCGACGATGCGCCAGGCTGCCCGGGATCGCGGCGAGCCGCCGTCGACAGTCGGAATCGACGACCTACTCGACGCGCGGCTCGCACTCGACCACAACTGACCTGTCGGACTCAGGAAGGCTCAATCCGCGCGGCTCCGCCCGCTCTTGTCATTGAGCTGTCCGACCACCTCGGCCACGACGGGCGCGATCAGACCCACCCCGACCTCCACCCAGAACTTGGAGCCGGGAATAGCCAGATACACCGCGCTGCCCACAGCGAACACAAGCATCATCGCGGCGGCCAGCCAAACCAGCCGGTGTACGTTGGGGTTAGTGGGCTCAGGCTCGTCCGTATGGCGGCCGGGATCCGGGTTGGATATGGTCACAGCTGTACTCCTCACTTCAACTACTCGCCAGTGGTTGCCCGGGGAGTCGAAGGGCGGTCCCTGTTGGTAGCAGGGACCGCTCGCCATTTGCGAGCGGGTTGTCCGACGACTTCACGGTTTGGTCGCCTTCACCTTGGGTGGTGGCGTCCTACCGGATTACGCTACCGGGGTTTCAGGCCCTCTATGCGGTCTAGGTTTCGACACACCAGCAGCAGCTGTTAACGCTCGTCGGGCCCGCCGGCGAGCCGGCAGCCGTTGGATAGCGGCGGCGCATAGATCACCGCGTCACACTCCCGGCACGCCCACGACCGGTGGCCACCGCGGTGCCCGCCGGCGCAGGCGCGATGCCCGACCAGCGTCCGGTCCGGACCCAACCGATGGCCGGCCGGGCACACGGCCGGCGCGACCTCCGACCATCCGCCCCGCCGCCCGGGGACCAGATCACCGACCTCAGGCACGCGCGCAGCGTACGGCCGAGGGCTGACATCCTGCGGAGGGTGGAGGACTCGAACCCCTACCTGTCACGGCACCCCGGGTTTCGAAGCCGGTTGCAGACCATTCCGCGGCACCCTCCCAAGCGGAGAGCTGCGGAATCGAACCGCAATCACGAGAGAAGTCGGATCACACCCGGTAGCAACGGGGTTCCGGCCCAGCCGAATTAGCCCTCCAGCGCGTTAGCGCGAGGTACTCGATGATCGGCGGCCGAATCGCATGACCAGACGATAGCAGGAACCGCGGCCGGAACCCGGCTACGACTCGAGGGGCTCGACCGTAGCGCCCTTCTCCGTGGCGTACAGCTCGGCCTCCGCCCGCTCGGCGTCCGCGAAGACCCGGATCTCCTGCGGCCGGCCCGGCGGCCTCACGATCAGCGTGAGATCACGGATCGGGGCCTGGGTTCGCTTCTGCTGACGGTCCGCCACGCGGGACACGATATCGCCCGCCAACGACGAAAACCGCCCGCCCGGCACGAGGCCGGGCGGGCGGTTGTATCGGTAGTAAGTCAGCGGCGGCCAGCGACCCCTGAATGCAACATTTCGTGTGGAAGTTCTACAGCGAATGTTGCAAACGCAGCATCACTGCAGGTCATGTCCACTCAGATAGCGATGCGCGCCGCGGCGCTGGACGCACGCAGCCGTTCCCGGGCCTGCGCAATATCGACCACCTCGGCGTCGGTCAGATGCGGTGCGGCCCGCTCGATCAGGAGGTTGAAGGCCGGCACCATCAGATCGACGGCATCGGTGAGCTTCTCGATCGCACCGACCAGCTCCCGGTTGCGCACCGCGGTGTCGGCGGCCATCTGGTTGTACAGCCCAGCGACGTCGGCGCGCGCCTTCGCCCGGCCGAAGATCCCATTCGCGATGACCGTCACGCAGGCGGCCAACACGCTCGACCCGGCAGCCATGGCGAACGCAGAAGCGAGATCCATCAACGGCTCCATTCACTACGGACGATGAGGCGTCGCACATCACCGATCGTCAGTAACAGCGCGCACCCCGTCAGGCAGATGTAGGTGAACAGTGCGTGAGTTCCCTTCCCCCACCACGCCGAATACAGGGTCGCGGCAACGTACGCGGCGAGCATGAGCGTGACCGCGATATCGCCAAACATCTGAAACACCAACCCGTTCGCGGCGCGACGCGTCAACTGCCCCTTGACCCGTGTGCCCCGGGCCAGGAAGCAGCCGATGACGACCATGAGCGGACCGAGGATGTTGACCCACACCCACGTTGTGTACGGCACACCGCCCATGGCCTTGTCGACGATCTCGACAGGTTCGGCGAAGAACACCGCGTACAGCCCGAACAGTGCCCATCCGAAGTACATGAGGGCTTGGAAGAGGCGCACGGTGCGGGAGTCGATGATGTCCATGAGCTCGCGCCAGACCACGCTGGCGTCGATTCGGACGGTGATCCACGCCCGTCTGATCGGGCTCACCGTCGCGGAGCGAAACCGTCGATGAGCTGCTCGACGAGTTCGATCGCGGCCGCGGTCGGGGGCCCGACGACGGGTGTCCCCGCGATGGCCTGGTTGACGCCGGCGCGGATCTTGTCGAGTGCAGAGCTGGACTCTGCGGCGGCTGCGCGGTCAGCGGCCGCGCGGTCGGCCGCGGCCTGGGCGGCCGCGATGGCCTGATCCTCGACCGGCATGCCCGGGTCGGTGGTCTTGTTCGGGACGGCGAATGTGGCCAAGCCGGTGAGCACCGTCGCCACGCCGCCGAGCCAGGTCGCCCACTCCGGCGGCGCGCCGACCGAGATGAGGAAGGTGATCACCGCACCGATGAGCGCCGCGAGAGCCTTTGCATAGCCGAAGATCTTCATGGTCATGCCCCCTTCTGGGCGTTGATGAATGCTTGCACGGCAGCGGGATTGGCTGTCGCGACATCAGTGAGGACCGCCTTGGCGGTCGCGTCTCCAGCGGCGGCTTTGGCCGCGAGGAACGCCACTACCTCGGGGCTTTCGGTGGCGAGGTCGATGAGGATCGCCCTGGCCCGGGCGACGTTGGCCGCATCGGTGAATCGGCCCTGTCCGATGACGGCCCGCCAGATCCGGAACAGCGCATCGGCATCGCCGCCCTTGGCGTCGTCGGAGACGCTGACCTTATGGATGTAGGCGTCGATCGCCCGGACCATGTTGACCAGCGGCACTTTCGGCTCGCCGGGCGTGGCGAACAGCGACCACGAGTCGAATTCCAGGTTGGCCATGAGTAACTCCTCGATCGGATCGGTGGATGTTGCGGGCTGCGCGAGGGCGAGCATCTGATCCCCCACCGCCATGCAATTCAGGTAGCGGGTGCGGCGGTCGTCCCAGCCGATCGGCATCTCGCCGTCGACCCAGCCGTTGACGCAGCGGGAGACGGCCAGGATGTCGCCGGCGTCGGCGAAACTGTTGATCTGGCCGGGTCGGGGCCCGGCGTTGAGCCAGTACCAGGACGCGGCCAGGAATCCCCACTTCGGTTGCTCGACCAGCGTCGGCTGCTTGACGAACAACTCGGGGTCGGTGACGTAACCGTTTGCGGCACACCACTGTCCGAACTTCCGATAGTTGGAGGACCAGGTCAGTTGGATCGGGCCGCGGCCGCGGTAGATGCGGCGGTCGTCGGACCAGCCGGGCCCGTTCGTTTGGATCTCGGCCATGTACTTCAGACCGGACGACTCATGGCCGAGCTGCGAGTACCACGCGGCGCAGCGGCGGACCGTGTTGATCTGCGCGGCCCGGGTCGCCTCGGCCAGGTATGGCAGGTAGCCGCCCAGCACGGCGTTGGACACCTCGGTGGGTGTCATCACGCGCCGCAGCAGCGCCACCGCGTCGGCCGGCGCGGTGACCACGGGAGTGCCGGTGCCGCCGAACGTGAGGCCCAGCTTGGCCAGCGTCAGCGGCCCGGCGATCCCGTCGGCCTCCAGCCCGTTACTCCGCTGGTAGGCCATCACCGCGGCCTCGGTGCGCGGCCCGAACTCGCCGTCGACATCCAGGCCGGCACCGAACGCGTTGAGGGCGAGCTGGAGCTGACGGACCCGCTCACCGGCGTTCTCGTACGCCTGCCCCAGCGTGACGACTTCGGGGGCCATCGGGGTGCCGTCCTCGACGATCGGGCCGGGCAGGTAGCACCACGCGGTCGCGTACGGGTCGTTGATCGCCATCGCCCGCGGCTGGGTGATGAGCCCGACGCCGCCGCCACGGGATTCGATGCGCATCCCGTCGAGTTCCATCCACATGTGGCTGTTGGCGCCGCCGCCCGGGCCGTGGTGCAGGGCGACCTTGGCGGCGGCGTTGGCCGGGATGTCCTGCGGTCTTGCGACCCGGATGGTGCCGAACGGGCCGACTTCCCCGATCTTCACCGGCCGGTACGACTCGGTGGTTGCGCCCTCGGCCTGGCGGCCGGGCACATACCGGCCGAGCGCCATTTCCAGGGCGGTCTGGCACACCTCGGAGCAGTCGGTGCCCTGCTTCACGTTGGTCGGCGACAGCGCACCGCCGTAGACATACGGGTCACCGAGCCGCGCCCGGATGAACGCCTTGGTCGCTTCGACGTTGGCGCGTGAGACCGGCATCTACTTGCCCTCGGCGCGCTTACGCTTCTCGGCGGCCGTGTGGCGGCCGGGCTGCGCCTCGGGTGCCGGCTTGGCCTTCGTCTCGGGCTCGAACTTGTTCGGGCCGCGGGGATCGAGCTTGCCGGCCTGGCCTGACTGATTCACCATCGGAGTGCTCCTATCGTGTTGTGGGAAAACCGAAGTGGGACGCGGACAGGTCTGGCCCGTACATCAGCACCACGTAGCCGGTGGCTATCGTGATCGCGGTACCGAGGACCGTGCAGGCCGCGACGATCGCAGTGTTCTTGACCAATGCGCGCATAAGGCGACCTCCACGTTGAGGGCACAGCAAAGAGCCCGAGACCGAAACGGTCACGGGCTCTGGTGGTTACGAGTGGACGACTACCCGGTCGTCGGTGGCGTCAGCAGGTGCTCAATGACGGGCTCGACGCGCTCAGCGATATAGCCGTGCCCCGCGTCGGTCGGGTGCACCCCGTCCGGGCCGAGCAGATCCGGGCGATCCCAGAACCACTTATCCGCCAACGGGTCGACGAACGTCGCACCGAACTCGGCAGCCTGGGCCTTCAAAATGTCACGGTTGGCCTGCACCGCCAGCGTCGGCGTCGCGTTGGTCCACACGGGCCCGACCATCAGGATCTTGGCGTTCGGGGCCAGCTTGCGGACTTGGGCAAGGGTGTCGTGCACCTTGGGCGCCAGCAGCGCCGGGTCGATCTGGGAGTCGTTGCGGGAGCCGAACAGCACCACGAGGTTGTCGTTGTACCCGACGACCTGCCTGACCTGCTCGCTGAACAGGCCCGAGGTGGCTTTGCGGCCGGCCGAGGCATACCCGGTGCCGCCGATCGCGCCGACACTAGCCCGGATGTCGACTCCCCTACCGCGCAGCTCCGTGCTGACGCGGTTCACCCAGTTCGCGGGGCTGGACTTCGCGCCGCCGGCTGGCGAGCCAGCGGTGAAGGAGTCACCTATGACAGCGACGTAGTTCAGGCCCGGCTGCGGCGTGGATCGCAGGTCGACCGGCGGCGCCTTCTCGGCGGGAACAGCCTGCTGGCTGCATCCGGCCAGCATCAGCACCGCGGTGACCAGGATCCATGCAGCTCTCACACAGCGCAGAATAAGCCACGCGCGTCAATAACGCGGTCGAACGTCAGGCGGCCAGCAGGTAGGACAGGTTCAGGCCATCGGTGATCAGCTGGTGCGCTGACTCGGTGGGGTGGGTGTGATCCCAGCAGTAGGCCGGCGCGATCTGGTACGTCACGGTGCCGGTGGGCAGCGTCAGGGCCGGGTTGAGGGACAACACCGTGGCGGTGTTCGACGTGACGCGCGCGATCTGGCCGGCGCCCGTCGTCGCCGACACGATCAGCAGGACTTGGCCCTGGAACTGGTTCGTCGTCCACGCCTTGCTCGAATCGGTCAGCGTCGTGGTGGTGTAGCTGGAAGCCGTGCCGGTCTGGGACACCGCCCCGGCCCCGGGTGCCTTCCAGAAGCCGCCGTTGAGCGTGAGCACGTTGGCCGAGTTGACCTCGATGAAGGCGGCGGCGTCGATCACGGATGCCAGCGCGCCGCCGGCGTCGGCGATCGCGGTGGTGCGCAACCAGGTGTTGAAGCCGGTGCGCACCGCCTCGTAGGCGGCGTTGACGATCGACTGGTTCCCGGCGGTCAGATAGCCATCCGTGGATGCGCCCGGGCGCGGGAGGATGGTGCACTGGTGGAACTTCATGCCCTGATCGGCGAACTGCTTCCAGTAGGCGATGGCGTCGGCCTTGAGCGTGGCCAGCGAGGCGCCGTTGAAGACATCGTTGGTCGGTCCGGTGGCGATGACGTTGCGGGCGAACCGTGCGAGTGCCATGCGCCGGAATACGTTGGCCGGCAGCTTCGAGAATGAGAACGCGTCGCCGCCGACGGCGAGGCGGTGGATCGGGATGCCGGCGTTGATGCACGCCTGCGCCGGAAAGGATGCGCGCGCGGTGATGATGCCGGTGCCGCGGGCGATGGAATCGTTGATGATCAGGGTGGCATGCGCGTGGGCGTCGGTGACGGCCTCGACGAGGATCGCCACGGGACCGAACACGAACCCTGTGGCCGCCGCGATGGTTCCCGAGTCGACCGAGTCGGTGTTGGTGACGAACCCTTCTGCGACACCAGACGTGTCGAGCTGTGCGACGCCCGAGGTGCTGGTGGCGTAGTTGGTCGGGAACCGGCCACCGGAGGTCACCGTCACGCAGGATCGTACGAAGATGGCCCAGTCCGCCGGCGCGTTGACGAGCACGGGGTCGGAGATGGCCATGCCGTTGTTTTCGACTGTAGCGGTGCGCTTCCCGCCGAAGAACACCGGGATCACGACATCGCCGTTGGGTCGGCCACCCGACACCGAGGGGTTCTCGATGCTCGCCTTCACGTCGTACGAGTTGCCCATCGGCTGCTCACCCGAGCCGCTCGGCAGATACCAGTTGGCGTACACCAGCCGGATCAGGACGGCGCCGCCGCGGATCACGCATCGAAGCCGCGACGTCTGCGAGGTGTCGGTTCCGTTCGATCGTTGGTCGATCAAGGCGCCGCGGGCGAAGCAGTTCCGCAGCGGCCGGGCGTAGTTGGTGTCGCCGGCGCGCTTGGCGGCCGCCTTGGCTGCGGCCAGGGTGATGACATCCATGGGGATCTATGCCTCCGCGAAGGTCGAGCCGGTCGCGTTGCCAGCGCCGTCGTAGGTAAACGTCTCGACGTAGTCGGGGCCCTCTGGGAAGTTCCAGTCGCAGGACACCGGGTTGCCGGCCGCGTCGTAGTGGTAGGTCTTGACGAGGTTGCCTCCGCTGGACAGCGGCACGGTTTCGGTGGCCGGCATCCCGCCGGCATACGTGACCGCTGATGGCGTCATCGCAGCCGCGATCCGGTCGGCCATCTCGGTGATGCTGGGCGCTTGCAGCGCATCCCTGCCAGCCGCGGCGTCGCCGGTGAGAATGGCGGCACCGGTCGCGGTGGCGCCATGGACAGCCCGCTGCGGATCATCGTTGTAGGGAAGGTCGTTGTAATGCGTTTCGCCATCACCGGTCTTCTCGCGCCCAGTGTCGGTCTCGCGGACCTTCTCCCCCTGCAGCGGCACATCGTTCTCGGCCGCCAGGGCCGCCGCGGTCTTCTGGTACGGCAGGATGCGCGCGAAGATTTCCTCCGCGCTCACTGCGGTGTCCCATTGATGATGTAGACCACATCGCTGATCGGCGGCAACGCCACCACCGGCACCACCGACGACAGATTGATCAGGCCGCCGTCGACAGGCGCATCCCACGGCCCGATCGTGATCGGATGCAGCGGGCCCGGGATCGGCAGCACCACCGACGCGCTCCACTGGATACCCGACACCGACAGGCCAGGGTCGTTGGCCAGCAGCTTCACCGGCGCGCCGTCGCGGTCGATGAGCTCGCCGTCCTCATTCACGCTGGCGTACACCAGCGTCGGCGGGGTGTGCGAGTCACCGGCGAACGTGATGAACCCGACGGCGCCGAGGTTGGAGGTGAGCAGCACGCGTGCCTTGGCCAACGCCTGCTTGGTCAGCTTGCCCGCGGTCACCCCGCCGGGGATGTCGAACAGATTCCACTCGACCGTGAAGGCCGGAAGGTCAGGCATCGTGCACCTCCTACAGGTTCTTGACGGGCAGTCGCAGGGACCGGCGATACGACTCGCCGCCCCACGTCGTGATGTGGAAGGTGATCGTGTACGCCTCGCCGCGGTCGGCCGAACCGCCACCGACCATCACCGTGGTGTCGGTGTAGGTGAACCAGTCGTCCTTGACGTCCAGCCCGCCGGCGTCAATCACGCAGTCCTTGATCCGGTCCTTCGTGACCGCCAGGAACGCCGTCCAGTCCAGCGTCAGCGGGGTGATGTCCTCGGGCGTCTTCGGGTCGGCGAGGTCGACGAACTCGGCGAACGACTCGAGCGGAACCTCGAACACCTGCCGGCGCAGACCACCCAACCGGGGCTCGCGGTGGGCGGTCAGCTCGCCGAAGCCCACATCGAACGGGATCGGCTTGCAGGTGGCGATGGTGTCGGCCGCGTAGAGCGGCACGAGCAATCCGCCCCACTGGCCGGCCTTTTGCCGCGTCGCTGCCACGGCCTGCGGTGAGCCTGTTCCGGCCACGTCGCCGATGCCCAAACCGATGACACTGTTATCCAGGTACCGCTGGCCCGGCACCGCTGAGATACCGGACCGGCTGCCGAACACGCCGACCAGACGGTCCGCCGGCGCCGCGGTCGACGAGATGCTCATCGAGGTGCCCGTGCCGGATCCCGCGACGGGCGTCCCGATCGATTCGACGCCGCTATAGGTGGTCGCCGAGACGCGCATCAGCCGCTTCGATGACGCCCCGCCGGAGACCTTTCCGGCCAACCGCTGCTTACCCTCCGGGACGCCCATCAGCGCGAAGACTTCCGTCCACGCCTGCATCGTGTCCCACTGCACCGGTGGCCCCAGGGGTGTCATGGGTACGCCGCCATAGGTGACGGTGCGCGTGAGGTCGGTGATGTCGTTGTCGTCGTGGTAGAAGAGGATCTGCAGGTCGGCCGCCGAGAACACCAGGCCAGCGACGATGCAGTCACCGTTGTTGACGGACAGGTCGAACCCGTCCCCCACCGCGGTGTCGAAGTTTCCCCAATCGGATGCGCCGACGCCGACCGCGCTGAATCCGACCGCCATTAGAGGTCGACTGCCTTCGAGAACACCTTTGCCGACACCACCGTCAACGTGTCACCGACGAAGACGTACTTCATGTCGGCGAAACGGCGCACCATCAGGCAGGTGCCACCTGTCGCCGCGGTCCAGAATGCGACGCCCCAGGTGTTTTCGACGGTGGCGATACCCGGGAACGAGAACGGCCCTGCCAGTTCGTAGACGCCGTTGGCGTCCGGGGAGCCGTACGTCGCGGCGACGCGCGTGGTGTACGCGGATGCGTTCTTGGTTCCGTCGAACGCCGGCCCCTTGTACAGCTTGGCATGGGTGATCCCCGACAGGATGGCGCTGATGCCGATGATGTCCGCGGCGAGCGTGAACCCTGACAGCAGATCCTCTTCTGTGTCCATGCTCAGCCCTCACTTCCCGTTGGCGCTTCTTGGATTTCGATGTCATTCCAGCCGGCGAGCTCCGCGGTGCTGGCGTTGCGTGCCCCGGCATTCGACGTGGCGACCAGCCACGCCATGTTGGCCAGTGGCCCGTCTTCGGGGAACTGGGTGCGGATCGCGATCGCTTTCGAGACCGGGTCGCGCTTCAAGGAATTCGGTGCATAAGACACGGCTGACCTCCCGGTCGACGATGGTTTCTGTTCAGTTAGAGGAGGGAGCAAAGATGCACTCCCAGTCGGCTTCTGGCTGCAGCACCGGCTCGTGGGTGTCCCAAACCGACCCGTCGGTCCGCGTCACCCGCCACAGCGGAATCCCCTGGTCCGCGGTGATCACCCGCGACGCCATCTCACCCGTCGAGGGCTTGCGCAAGACGGTGCCGACGGGCGACCCCATCCACAGCATCTTGGCTTTCCCCGCAGCGGTTTTCGCCATGTCCCGCACCACCGTGAGTACAGCTTCGGCGTCACCTGACGTGACTGCGTTCTGCAGTGCCTCGGTGACGCCGCCCGATTCGAGGTTGTGATCAATCTGGTCGATGAAGGCGTCGTAGGCGATCTCGATCGAATTGCTAGGCATTCTTGGCTCCCACTCGCGTGATCGTGAAATTGGTTTGCAGACCACCGGAATCCCCTGTGAAGGCGCCAGATCTGGAACTAACCGCGTTGTAACCGAGCTGGACATCGTCGCCAGCTTGCAGCCAGAGCACGGCCGATCCTGAGACAGCTATCGGGAAGGAGAAGTTCACGGTGTTGCCTGTGGTGTTCACCGACGCCACCCGGGCAACGCTCGGCGGCCCGAGGATCCGGTCGGGCGAACCGTTGATCCATGCCTGCAGGGAGATGGCGGGCCACCCGCTGCCCGCTGTACTGCCCACCGTTGTCGATCCGCCCGGCTGCTGCACCTGCGCTTCGATCAGGTAGTAGCCGTCCTCGCTGATGGTGAATGTGCCCGTGGGCAGATCGCACTGGACATCACCGGAACTGGCGCCCTGATTGTTGAAGAAGTTGGCGGGAAACAGATTCGCGCCCGACGAAGCGTTCACGTTGCTGGTCGTCGTCCGGTACATGTGACCGCCACTTCCGGTTACCGTGCCGGGCTGGTTGTCGCTGATAGCCATTGCGGGAAATCGGCCAGGGCTCAACGACCACTGCGGCTGCGCGTAGGCGTGGACCCGTCCGCCGGTGCGCCGGTAGCTTGCGCCGACCTGGCTGGTGGTGCCCACCTCGGTTGCAACCAGCACCGGGGTGTTGTTCTCGAGGAGGCGGAACACGCGCAGGCCGGCGATGGTGCCGCATTCGAGCCAGTAGATGGCGTTCGACTTGAAGCTGAATCCGCTTGTCTTGGTCGCGAACACCGTCCGCGACCCGGCGACCTGGCAGCCGATTTCTGCGGTGTTGTATTCCATCTTGGCGTACACGTAGGTGTCGCCCGCGAGGTTCTTGCGGCCGTGGATCTCGTTGTTGGCCTTGCGCCCCAGCGCGTCATAGCCTGGCGTGGAGCCGAAGGCCATACCGATCTTCTGGTAATCGGTCGTGGTCTGGAAGTCGTTCTTGAAGAAGTCGCAGTCGCGGGGCGAATCCAGCGCGCTGATCCACTTGGCACCGTTATCGAGGCCGAGATAGCCAGTGCCCGAGCCTGAATAGGTTTGGGTGAAGTCTGATCCAAGAGAGGACGCCGCGGGACGCAGTGTGAAGTCGATGAAGATCGACACGCCGCCGACGGCTGCGTTCTGGGCGCGGTTCTGCAGATCGGACAGCGCTGTCGATAGGGCGGCGATCGTAGCGGCCTGGTTCGCGAACGCGGTGTCGGCGTCGTTGCTGGTCCAGTCCCCGTTGCCGCCGTTGGTCCAGCCGAACCAGTTGTTGACAATGCTGTTCCATGTCGACTGCAGGTTGGCCAGCACGTTCGCCGCGTTGGTCAGTGCTGTTTGGGCGTTGGCCTTCGCTGCGTTGATGAAATCGCCGACGTCGTCGATGATCGACCCGCCGACTTTCGCGATGAGCGAACCGAGCTGGCCGATCGCGTGGCCGGCGTTCGTGATCGCGGTGTTCGCGTTGGCCACTGCGGCGTTGATGAAGTCACCGACATCGTCGATGATGCTGCCGCCCACCTTCCAGATGAGCGTGCCGATCTGAGTCAGCGCGTTGACCGCGTTGGTGGCCGCGCCGCTGATCGCCGACATCACCATGGCCCAGCCCTGCTTCAGGACACCGCCGGGGTTCTTCCACACGTTGCCCGCGGGGAACTTCTTGGCCTTGAGGATCTCGATGACGTTCGGCTGGGTCAGGTTCGGCAGGCCACCTAGGCCGGTGCCCGTGTTAACGAACTCGGCGTCCGGATTGACGCCGGCGCGAGGATCTTCGACCGTCACGTCTGGTCCGCCCACTCTTCGGGGTCGATGTCTTCGGCCAGCCGCTTGGCCTCCGCGCTCTGAGCCAGCGCGGTCGCCTTGATCCGCTCACCGAGGGCCCGCAAGAGCGACATGTCCCCCGCCTCGGCCGCCGCCTGCGCTTCCTCGATTTCGTCGGCCATGCCGGCCAGATGCGGGGCGCGCTGCTCGATGCGGCGCAGGATGCCGAGGAGCTTGGCCATCTCTGCCGGCGAGTCGTTCCCGTCGGCGAGGCCGGGATGCACGCGGGCGCCGAGAGCGAACAGGTCCGGCGCCAGCACCCGCGGCAACGGCGCCGGCAGCACCAGCAGCGACAGCGCCAGGGCGCCCATCTGCTCGATGTCTTCCTTCGACGGCATCCGCGGACTGACGGCCTCGGTGGGGTCCAGTGGCTCCGGCCGGAACTGCGTCCACGGCCCGGCCGGGGTGCCGTCGAGGCCGACCAGCTTCTTGGTGGCCAGCTCCGGGTGGATGCGCAGTCCCTTGGCGGCCAGCCGGGGCGCGTAGATGGTCTTGGCCGGCGGCGGCATCATCCACAGGCAGGCCGCGATCGCCTCGACCTCGGTCGCCGTGGCGGTCACGCGGCGTCCCGCGCGGTGATCGAGGTGATCTGCAGGCCGCGGTTGCCGCCGGCCGTCGCCCGGTAGAGGCTGGCGCCGAGGTGCCGATACCCCATGCCGACCGGCACGATCTTGCCCTCGTCGGCCCACTCCAGCAGCGGTTCCAGCGAGGTGCCCTTGTACACCGACACGGTGCGCAGCTCCGGGATGAACCGGATCCGGTAGTACTCGTTGTTCTCCACGGTGTTGGCGACGACGGGCGCCCGGTCGATGATCGTCATCGGCGCGGTCAGGGTGCCGATGTGCAGGCGCTTGGCCGAGCCGGACCCGGTCTCGAACTTCACCGCGTAGCCCATCTCGGCGTTGATGTCGGTGCAGAAGTTCAGGCTGGTCCAGGCCGCGGAGTCGGGCTGCCGGTTGAGCAGCGTGACACCGATCTCGATGCCGCTGGTTGTGAACTCCTGGATGTATCGGAAGGCGCCCTTGGTGGACTTCGCCATGATGCCGAAGGGCAGGCCGGCCGAGCTGTTGTCGACCATCTGCACGTCGCCGAAGAGTGTCTTGTACTTCCGGCCCAAGGCGGTGCGCTGGAGGTTGTCGTTGATGGTCAGCGGCGGGATGTCCTGCTGGGCCATCGGTGTCGTGATCTCGACCTCGCGGCGGATGACGCGGCCGTGCCGGATCGGCTGGGGGCCGTCGCGGGTGTCGAGGATGATGGTGAACCCGGCGCCGGCGGGCACCTTGTCCATCTGGGCGGCCGAGCCGCTGAAGTCGATGCGGGTGGGCTTCACCAGGCCGTCGAGGGTCAGCAGAGTTCGGCCCTTGGTGTCGGTGAAGATGCACTTCGCCGTCGCCCGTTCCGGCCAGGTCACCAGGCCGTTGTTGCTCGGCATCAGGTAGGGGTGGTCGTGCGGTTCCGGCTTCCAGATACCGCCCTTGGACAGCACTACCGCGCCATAGCGTGATTCCACCGATCACCTCCAAAGTCGTTGTGCTGCATCACTGGACGATGTGAACGCCGATATCGGCGATGCGGTCGAGGGCGGTCTTGAGCATCCGGGCGTTGCGCTCACCGCGGGACATCGCAGCCCGGTTCTCGCCGACCTTGACGAAGAACTCCGACTTGCCGGTGTCGTCGCCCTCCAGCGTCATTTCCTTGATCTGGTTCGAGAACAGCAGATCGATGCCCATGCGCTCCATGACGCCGGCGGTCGAGCCGATGCGGTCGCCGACCTCGCCGTGCAGGCCGGGGATGAACCAGGTCGAGTCGTCGATGACCATGGTGTGGCTGGTCTCGTCGTCGGTCGCGTTCACACCGCCGCGGGCGGTGGCCAGCGCCGACAGCGACCACACGTTCTGCTCGGCCCCGGACACATACACTTCGAGCAGGTGCGCCCAACCGAGATTCGTTGCGCGCTGGCCCAGTTCGAACTGCCCCCATGCCGCGATGGTCCCGACGAGGAACGGCATGATCACGTCGGAGGCGATGTCGCCGGCGCTGTCGAACCCGAACAGCAGGAAGTAGCCGAGCAGGTTTCCGATCGAGCTGATCAGGACGTCAGCCAGCGCGTCGGCGGTCGGGTTGTCTCCGCCGACCACGATCTGCGTCGGGCCGGCCGGAGCGTAGGACACCTTGGCTTGCAGGTCGTTGACGTAGGAGTCGCGGATGACGTGCGCCGGCTTGGCCGCCTTGGTGCCGATCCAGCTGGACTGGTAGTACTCGTCCGGGGTGTAGGACTGGTCGTCCTCGATGAACTCGGTGATGCCTTCCAGCAGGTCGGAGGTCCACACGATCGCGGTGCGCGCGAAGCCCTGGGCGGCGTTGCCCGACAGGTAGGTTCCGGTCTCGCGGGAGAATCCGGACTTGTCGTCGAACTCGAACACCAAGGCGCCGTTGGCGATATCGTTGTTGAACAGGCCGTCGACCGTCTCGCCTTCGTCGGTGAAGATGCGGCGGTACTTGATCGACACCTGCGCGTCGTCGAGCGGATCGGCGATCACCGTGTCGACGCTGTTCATGCGCGCAGCAAACACACCCCACAGGGTTGGGTCGTCGATGAAGCGGCCCATCTTGACGTGTGCCTGCCACGTTCGTGGATCGAATCCCTCTGCGTACGAACCCCAATCGAATGGATCGTCGGGCAGGGTCCAGATGTTGGCGAACTGGCGGACGAACTGCATTTGGCAGACCGCGGCGGCTCCCCAGGCGGTGGGGCAAACCAGGAACAGATCTCGAGGGAATTGGAAGACCGGCAGCGGCAGGGCTGGGTTCGGGGGTACGAGAAGGTTCTGCAGAAACGCGAGGTCGTCGTTGAAATACGCTGTGACCCAGTCGACTCCGTCGATGGTTTCGGCTTCCCAGTGGTGCATGAAGCCGGTCCACCGCCACGCGCCGCCGTACCGGTCAACGCGGATGATGACCTGCTTGCAGGACTCCGGGTCGTTCGGGATCGACGCGATCCACTTCGCCAGGTGATGGCGCGCCGGGATGGTGATCATGCCCGGGGAGGCGATGTTGTCGCGGGACTGGAACTTGTGCTTCTTGCAGTCCAGGATGTTGATCCGGCCGCGGTTGTTCAGGCCGACCTCGCCGGGCATGTTGCGGTACAGCCACACCTGCGACTGCGCGCGCTGGATGGCCTTGCGTGCGCGGCGATGCTCGTCTGTGATGGCCCGGGTGCGTTCGAGTGTCTCCAGGCCCGGCACGTCAGACCACCAGCGGAGTCGAGAACGGTGAGTCGTACCAGCGCGGCAGCGTCAGGTAGCCGGCGGCGCCGTCGTCCCCAACACCGATGGCCCGGATGACGCAGCCCTCGTCAGGATCGGAGCTGCCACTGCCGGGCCGGATCGGGTATTCGAAGTCCCGTCCACCAGCGCGGTTGCCGACAGGGGTATCCCATTCGGAGACATACGTTTCCAGGTCGGGCCGGGTGAATACGGTGACGTTCCCGTCGCCGGGAAGGATCTCCGGGGTGAGGACGGTCTTGCCGAGGTCGGCGATGCCGCGGCCGTGCATCTCGTTGTAGAAGCTGTAGTCGGGCAGCACGTACTGGGCGCCGTAGGTGAGCTCCCACTCGGGCCAGATGTCCACGGTGCCGGGGTTGAAGTACGGAACCGTGGTCCAGGAGTCGCCCGGGGTCGTGAATTCGAACGGATAGACATCGGGCTTGCCGACGTAGAACGGCAGCTCGGCGGCCATCGCCTGCACGACCGACCCGTACGCCCAGACGTGCGGGTCGATGTTCTCCCAGTTCTGGGTGGAGAACGACTTCGACGTGTCCAATGGCCGGACCCGAAGAATGCGTTCACCGTCGAGCGAGGTGTAGATGATCTGGGTTTCCTTGTCCGGGTGGAACATCGCCTTCCACCGCGAGCAGATGAGGTGCCACAGGTAGGAGTCCTGCTGCAGCCGGTCACCGGTGTCGGGGTTGAGCAGGTGGATCGTCCAGATCACATCGCGGCGCTTCGGCTTCCACGACTGATAGAACTGACCGAAACCGTATGAGCCCCAGTTCGTTTGGATGGGCATGTCGAACAGTCCGGTTGAGCCCGGTGCCAGCAGAGGACCCCAGGTCAGATCGCGGTCGGTGATACGGCAGAAGTCACCGTTGACACCAATGACATCGATGGTGTCGCGGTGTCTCATCCGCCGTACTTCGCCAATGCTGCTTGGTTGCTCAGCTTGTCGTTCAGCTCGATTCGGTCCATGAGCCGGTTGATGTCGCTGATGCCGTTGAAGTTGTTGATCGTCGACCGCGGTGACGCCGTGGCGGGGGCGTCCTGCTCGGGGCGGACCACACGTCCGTAGGGGTTGGCGCCGGCCGGTCCGCCGAACGAACCGGGCACGTTGCCGACCAGAGACGACGAGACGACGTTGACGGCGCCCTCGACGATCTTGCCGCCCTCTTTGAACAGGCCGGCCACGAACGGGCCCGCGGCACCGATCGCACCTGCGCCGGGGATACCTGCGCCTCCGGCGCCCATCGCCGCGATACTCATCGCCGTCGAGGCGAGATTGCCGAGCGTGGACGCACCGGACTCGATCGCGGTGTTGAGCCAGCCGATGTTGTGGTTCAGCGCGTTGCCGGCACCGTTGTTCGGGGCGAGCTGCGTCGGGCCCGCGGTGGCGGCCGCGGTGCTGCGGGGCTGCTGCGGCTCCTGCGGCGCGTTGGTCGGCGGCACGGCGGTAGCGGGCGCTGGTGCCGGCGCGGTGACCGCCGGGCGCGGCGACGGCGTGACGGCGGCCGTCGGCGGCCGGACCGGCGCCGGGTTCATGGTCTGAATCGGGGTGCGCGCCGCGATGCTCGGCGGTGGTGACGGCTGCACCGCGGCGGTCGGGAACGGGATTGGGCCGCCGACCGCGTATCCGCGCAAGCCGAGTTCGGTCGGGTCCACGATGCCGCGGTTGAGCTTGTGCAGGAACTCGTCGTTGACCGCGGCGCGGCCGCGCGCGGAGATCATGAACTCCTTCGGGTGCACGACCGCGAGGTGCCCGCCCTTGCTGTCGACCGGGCCCATCACATCCGGGGTCGGGCCGCCCTTCTCGAAGCCCTGCGGCAGGTCCATATGCCACTGCAGCGGGAAGGTGTTGGCACCGCGCGCATCGCCACCGTAGGACGTCGTGCCGTGTGCACCGCCAGATTCCACCGCGACGCCGTTGGGCAGAGTGACGGCCATGTGGCTGTTCGGGCCGCCGCCGCCGCGCATCACACCGATGTTCAGTGCGCCCGGCTTGTACCCCTGGACGAAGCCGAGGGCCTCGAAATCCGATTCCGTGGTGAAGTACCGCTGCCCCTGAGGCAGTCCCCGGGCGGCCGCATAGATCGCAGACGCGATCCCGGAGCAGTCGTATCCGCCGGTGTTTCCGACGCCGCCGTACTCGTACTTCTGGCCGATCGCGTGCTGCTGGGCGTAGGTGATCGCGGCGCGGGCACCTGGGGACATCGCGGCCAAGATCGACTGGTCGCCGGTCTGGCCAAACAGGGTCGCCAGCGTGGCGTCATCGACGTTGTACTGCGCGCCGAGCGAAGCGGGATCGACCAGTCCGGCAGTACTGTTCGTGCCGCCCTTGCCCATACCGAGCAGCTGCCCGATCGGGCCTTCCTGGCCGAGGAAGAACTGCCCGGTCTGCTGCGCCGCCTGGTTGTACGGGTTCGACGGTGACAGGATGCTGTTCTCCAACCCGAAGAAGCCGAGCGCGCCGGACCACAGCGTCGAGCCGACCTTGCCGAGGGTGTCCATCCCCCAGTTGGCGACGTACTGCGCGGTCTTGGAGCCCCAGCTCATCAGCGCGGGACCGGGATTCGGCGACATCGCCGATCCGATCAATCCGGCGATGCCCGGGACGCCGGACAGACGGGTCGCGAATGTCGCGCCGGCATCCATCGCTGGCACTCCCCCGCCGGCCGGGCCTGGCAGCGCTCCAGCGCCGGCGCCGTGCACCGTGGTGGCCGGGTCGACCGCGCTGCCGCCGCCGGCGGCGCCGGGGACCATGCTCGCGCCGGCCTGGGCGAGGCTGACGGCGTTGCCGATTGGCCCCTGTAGCCCGGAGAGCACCTGTCCGAAGATGTTGCCGATCCCACCGGTGGCGCCCATGGGGTTCTGCGCGATCGGCACCGTGGCCGGCGCGGCCACCGGTCCCCCCACCACGCCGGGGTTGTTCAGACCAGGGTTCGTGTTGGCCGGGCCGTAGATATCTTCTTCGGGGCCGCCGACGTCGAAGCTGCGGCCAGCGGTCAGCGCGGCCAGCGTCTTATCGCCGACGGCGGCGCGCGCCCCGGCGGGCAGGATCCACTCATCGCCGTGCACTTCGACGATGTGGCCGCCGGTCGGCCCGGTGCCGCGGCCGTTCGGGGTTGGGCCGCCCTTGGCGTAGGACTCGATGTACGGGGAGCCGGACGGCACGGTGATGGTGATCGACCGGCCGTCCGCGTTCACCTTGTACGGCAGGTTCGATGCCTGCAGCGATGCCTGCAGCCCGGGAGTGAGCTCCGGGGCGACGATCTGGTAGTCCGATCCGGACGAGTTGACCTGCAGGTCACCGCCAAAGAAGCCGCGCCCGGCCGCGCTGAGCCGGAACCGGCCGTAGTTGGCCTGGTTGCGCTCCTGAACGTTCTGCGACGCGCCGGGGCCACCCGCGGATAGGTAGGTGAGCGCGCCGCCGGCCAGCACGGAGGCCCGGCCAGTCGCCGAGAGCTGCTCGGCGATCTGGGCCAGCGAGTACTTGCCGGTGGTCGGGTCGATGCCCGATCCCTGGAACGCGTCCTTGTACGCCTGATCAGCACCGGGGGCGCCGATCAACGCAGCGATCAGCTGGTCCTGGTTGATCTTGTTGCCGGTGGCGCCGCGCACATCGTTGGCGATCTGGGTCAGCGCCGGGTTGTTCATGAACTCGGGCAGCAGATTGTTCTTGGTCAGGATGTCCCGAACCTGTTGCTGCGCCGCAGGATTCCCGGCCAGCGCGTCGCCATAGGTCTTCGGGTTGATGCCCAGCGATGTCGCGGCCTTCAGCGCGTCGCCCTGGCTGATGCCCGGGATGCCGGCGCCCGGACCCTGCGGGTTGTAGCTCTGCGCCTGCTGCAGCAGCATGTCGCGCGACTGGGCTGTCATCTTGCCGGTGACCCGGTCGAGGGTGGCCTCGAGTTCCAGCTCGCGCTGGTTGAGGTCGGATACCTTCTTCTCGGCGTCGGCGTGCGCGTCCCGCAGGCTCATCAGCGCGGGGACGGCGACACTGGCGATCGTCCCGGCGAGGATGCCGAACGGGCCGCCCGCGGCGCCGAGCACCGAGAGTGCGCCCGAGAACTTGCCGAGGCCCTTCGGGCCGCCGGCCTCGTCAAACTTCGTTTGGATCTTGCCGAAGTTGTCCGTCGCCTTCGCCCGGGCGTCGGCGAATCCGGTGCCCAGCGCGGTCAACCCGGTCGAGATGCCGGTAATCACGGTGCCGACGCCCTGCATGATCGGGGTCACGGTCTTAAACGCGGCGTATCCGAGCACCACGGCCTTGATCAGGTCGGGGTGTTCCTTCATCAGCGACGCGAGATCGCGGATGACCGCCAGCGCGCCGCCGAGGTACTCGTGCGCGGCGTCCTGGACGCCCGACATCGCACCGGGGAGTTCCTTGAGCACCTCGACGACCTTGCTGATGAGCTCGCGGCCCTCGGCGAAGTAGTCGCGCAGTTTGTTCTGTCCCTCACCGGAGTTGAGGAACTTCTGCATGCGGTCGGTCGAGTCCTGGATCCACTGCAGGAATGAACCGCCGCCGCCGGCCGCGGTGGTGATCGCGTTGAGCGACTTGCCGAGGTTGATGGCGCCGTTGCCGAGGTTGGTCATGCCATCGAGGGCGCGGTTGATCATCGCGTCGAGCGATCCGTTGTTGTCAGCCTCGGTGACGGCGGCGGCCATGCGGTCGGCCCACCGGCCGGTGGCGTCGGCCAGCCGCGGCAGCACGTCCGAGCCGGCCGACGACAGCGTGCCCATGAGGCGGACGAGCGGGTCGACAGCCTTGGTCAGACGGCCCTGAGCATCGCTCGTGTTGCCGAGGATGCGGTCGATGAAACCGGTGCCGGTCGACGAGCTGACCGAGCGGAACAGCGCGCTGATGTTCTGGTTCCAGCCCGTCGCGATCTGCGACATCCCCGACTTGATGTGCGGGGCAACGGTGCCGAAGAACTTCTCGAACTCCTCGGCCTTGCCAGCCAGCAGCGGTTCGGCCGCCGCCGACCGGAACGCGTTGAACTCCGGCCGCATCCGCACGAGGGTCTCGACGAACTTCTGCGTGTTCGGTCCGAGCTTCGCCATCTCCTGCGCAGCCTTGGTCTGCGCGCTGCTCGACGTCGTCGCGGCGTCTGCAGCAGCCATCTGCGCTTCGGTGACCTGCTGCTGAGACCGGACCAGAGCCTCGTTCGCCGCGACGACGCGGTCGGAGCCCTCGACGCCCTTGGCGCGGGCGTCGTTGAGCTTCTCGGCCTGTTCGGCGTTGCGGGACTGCACTTCCAGGACGCGCTGGTCGGCTTCCTGGATGTCGAGCAGCGCGTCCCGGATGTCGGTGTAGTCGCCCTTGGCCAGCCGTTCCCGGGCCTGCTGGGCCTGCAGGATCGCGCGGGATTCGTTGATCAGGCCGCCGCGCATTTCGATGTGCAGGTCGCGCAGCTCGTTGCGGGCGTCCCGGGTCGCCTGCGCGACGTCCTTGCGGGCCCGGGCCTCGTCGACGACCGCGTTGCGCAGGTTGTTCGACGCCGAGACCCCGGCCCGCGCCGCGGCGGCCTGGTCCTTGCCCGACGAGTCGGCCGCCGCCGACACCGCCTTGTAAGCATCCGAAACGCCGGACAGGCCGATTACCAGGGTTCCGATGCTGGCGGCCGCACCGGCGATGCCGCCCGGCACGGCCAGCGCCGCGGACGAGACCTGCTGCAGCGCGCCGGCCAGTTCGACCAAACCGGTGACGGCCGGTCCGATGCCGGCGACCAGGCCGGCGCCGACGTTGAGCCGCAGTACGTCTCGCATCGAGCCGAGGGACTTGGCTTGCCGGTCCAGCGCGGCCAGGCGGGTCTCGGCGGCCTTGGTGTCGGCGTCGACCTTGATCGTCAGGCCGTCGGCGCGCTGGCGAGCCCGGAATGCGGCCATGTCGGCCTGCGCCTGACCGAGCGCCACGTCGACACCGAGCTTCATCCCGTTGCGGGACTCGACCTCCCGGAACCGTCGGATGTCGGCGGCGGCCTGCCCGGTGTCGGCCGACACCGACACGGTGAACCCTGGATCCCGGACTGCCTTGAGCTTCGCGCTGAGGTCGCGAACGAAGTCATCGGCGTTGGGGCGAATGCGGACACTCGCTGTGCCGGCGCTGTAATCAGGCATTCGCCTCCCTTCCGAAAATGGCGTCAGGTGGTGGGGTTGGGCTGGCCCATGGCCGCGTAGATGTCGCCGAACAGGTCTTCGAGGTACGCCTCGTCGGCCTTCTCTTTCAGCAACTCGGCCGGGAACACCGGGGCCGGCGGCAGCTTGATGCCCATGTTGCGTGCGATGTCGCGGTGCAGCAGCGTCATTCGAACGTTCAAGTCGTGCAACGCTTTTGCTTCGCGGGTGTACCCGTTGAGATCGGGGCGGTAGTCCTTGTCGACGTTGTCCTTGATGTGCTGCTGATACGCGGGGAACAGCCGCTCATCGGTCAGGAGCGCCGACCAGGTGTCCGAGCCTTCTGTGCGGGCGACCTTGTCGCAGTAGGTGAGGAACTGGGACCACGGCCTGGTGCCGCGCGCCCAGTCCCGGGCGTCTACTCCGTGGAGGATTGCGGCGAAGTCACCCTCGAGCTCACACCAGTAGTGCTCGATGTAGTCGAGGATTCTTGCCCTTTTCCCGCCGCGTCCTCGTCCAACGATCGACCGCAGGCCTGGCACTTGTCGTCGTCGGGAAGCTGGAGGAACTGCTTCTTCACCGCGTCGATGAACGTGGTCTTCTCCCAGTCGCCGCGGTCTTTGAAGAAGGCGTCGACCAGCGGCACGTTCTCCTTGCCGAGCAGACCCTCGGTGTAGGCGAGGTCGCCGGCGTCGATCTGCTTCTGGATCTCGTTGACCTCTTCCGGCGTCGCGCCGGTGCGGATGGCCAGCGCCGCGGCGGCGACTGCGACGTTCACCGCCATGGTCGCCACGCTCATCTGCTTCGCGCGTTCCGGAGTCGGCGGGTAGATCACCAGGTTCTCGGTGACGCGGAAGGGCTTGACGTCCTTGCCCTTCTCGACGGTTTCGGCGAGTACCTTGGCCCATTCGCCGACCGGCTCCCCGGCCACGGCCAGCGTGGTCGGGGAGATCCGGCGGGGCGTCTTCGCAGCGGCCACGGCTTACGACCCGCCGCCGAAGCCGATGTCGGTGCCGGCGTCCTGGATGGCCTTCCAGCCGGGCCCGAAGATCTCGATGAACAGCGGGTTGCCGTCGGCGAACGCGTCCTCCCCCTGGAAGTTCATGGTGTAGGGGTAGTCGACCAGGGCAGCATCGGTCATCTGCTGCTCGTTGGTCTCCTTGATGTTGACGCGGTTGCCGATCCACGCGATGTAGATGGGCAGGCCGTTCCAGTCGTCCTTGCCCAGCAGCACCACGCGGGACAGCTGGTTCAGCGGCAGGTCCGGGATCTCCAGGTGCACGCCGCCGGCGGCGTCGGGCGTGACATCGGAGAAGTCCGCTCCCCACTGGTTTTCCAGGTTGCGGCGGTGGGTCTCCTGGGCCTGCAGTCCGAGGGTGATGTCGCGCTGCGTGGCGAGCTGCCGGGTCGGGCCGCCGTAGCCGTGCGACCGGATGTCCTCGATCGTCTGGGCGTTGGCCAGTCGACCGCCCTGCTGCTTGGAGTGCAGGCCGATCGGGGTTCCGTTGTCGGGCAGCACCAGTGCGCCCGTCGTCGGATTCTTGACCGTCTGGATCAACGGCACGGTGTAGTCGTACTGGATCACGGCCAGCTTGCGTGCGGCGAGCAGCAAGTTACGGCGCGCGGTCCACGGGGATGGTGTGGGTGCCATCGGTTTCTCCTTACTCAGAGTTGAGGCCGAGCGCCTCGTGATAGTCGGGTAGACCGCGCGGCCGGTCGGCGTGGATTTCCCACGTCGATGGGACGTAGCGCTCATCCCTGATCAGTTCCGGAACCAATTGGGGCCCAACAACTTCACCCGGAACTTTCATGAAGGTTGTCAGGAGACCTGAGGGGTGCGGGGTCGACCGGTAGACGGTTCCGCCTTCGTCGAATTCCTCCAGCACCGTGGTGATGTAGGCGTTGAGCTTGATCGACTCGTCCGCCGACCTGGTCAGGCAGGCGAGGTCGGTGATGGTCTCGTCGGTCCACTGCCGCGACGTCTTGTTGAGTCGGCCGTTGCGCCGATGCACCAGCAGGAATCCGTTGCCGGCAGCGAGATGGTCCTCTTGCCCTTCGATCTTGGTGAACATGCGCTCGACGCGCAGTCCAGTCAGGTCGGCGGCGGCCGGATTATCGGGATGGGTGAACAGGTCGGCCAGCAGTCGTTCGATGTCCCACCGGCCGCCCTTCCACCATGCCGGGTAGGAGATCGTCATCGCGACATCGCGTCCAAGATCGCCATGGCCTTACCGAGGTCGTTCGCCGGCTCCTGTGGCATCCAATTCGTCGGCGGCTGACGCGAACTCGGGTGAATGCCGATGCCGAAGTTGTGCGCCGCGCCGTACCCGCCGCGGGGCAAGCCCTCGCCGACGGTGAGATCCGCGCAGATGCGGTCGCGCTTCTCGCCGCCGAGCACAGTGTCGACGCGCGGGGACGCCTTCAGCGCACCGGTGTCGGTGGCCACGATGCCCGAGTAGATGCCGCCAAGCACGGTGCCGGCTTCCCGTACCACCGCGGCGCAGTGACCGGACAACAGCCAGTTCTCCAGGAACGGATTCGGGTTGTAGGGGATGTTGCACTGCATCGCTACCCTCCCAACTCGATTCGATAGCGCTTGACGCCGAAGTCATGCCCGTTCATCGGGTGCTCGTAGTCGAGTTCGGCGGGCGCGACGATGCCGAAAACGCCCTCAGGCAGCGGGATGTGGTCACCCGGTTTGAGGTCCACGCCGCGGGCAACGTAGAGCGTGCCGGACCGGCGGTATCGGACGCCGGTCTCGGTCTGCACCGGCTTCGGCGCGTCGAGCAGGTAGCCAACGTCGACGGGGTCCACGGGCACCGGTGTGTTCTCTCCGAACACCACCGTGGTCCTCGTCGGGGTGACCGTGGTGGCGTTCGGCAGTCTCAGCACGGTGATGTGCGCTCAGGACTCACACGGAAGGTGCCGAGCTTCGCGCGGTGACGCTTCCGCACCCGGACCCGGTTCAGCTCATCCTCGGTGAACGATAGGGCTGCTTTCGACGCGAATTCACGGCTGTACACGGTGGATTCGGTGAACCCGTCCATGGTCTGCGAGCGAGACGCTGAGCCGTCCGGGTTGCGGTAGAGCTCGAGAACCTTCTCGATGACCAGCGATCGGACTCGGCCGACGCGGATCTTCACCGCCTCGTCGGTCGAGTTCACGTCGATGGTTCGCAGGGACGGGACCTCGCCGAGCAGTTCGTTCTCGACGTCGAGGATGCGGTGCTTGAGCCAGGTGACCCGGCCCGAGGGGAATGTGCCCTCGAACCGGGCCACCACATCGTCGCTCGTGACGAACTTGCCGTCAGCGGGCGTCGGAGCGGTCATTCGACCCGGACGCCCGCATTCCGCAGCTTGTCGACGATGTCGTCGCGCTTGTCGTCTTCCTCCACGGTGACCTTGTTGGGGAAGTGCGCGGCGTACTCGGCCCAGACATCGCGGCCTGAGCCGGCACCGCCCAGCGGCGGCGGTTCGACGTCACCACCGGACGATCCGGAACCGGCGGCGGCCCGCAGGGCCTCCACCTGCTCGACGAGTTGCTGCTTGTCGGCCTTGAGTTGATCGTTCTCGGTCCGCAGCTTCTCGACTTCTGCCTGCAGCTCGTAGCTGGACTGTGCCGTCACATCGGTACGACTCGGCGGGGAAGCCGGGAACGGGACGTCCCCGTCCTCCCACAGGCGCGGGTTGGTGATCCGCTTGGCCGCCCATTCCGGGGGATGATCGCCCGGAACGAACTGCACCACGTTGCCGACCGCGTCTCGCAGGGAAACGTGCCCTGCAAGCCTGGCCATCAGGCCACATCCGCGATGGTGAGCAGGCCGGCGTTCGACAGGATCGGCATGCCGACCGCATCGACGTAGGTGAACTCGCGGTAGGGCGGACCCACCTTCTCGATGACGCCGACGATGCCCTGCGCATCGCCGAACGTCATGTCCACCTTGCTGGAACCGACCAACTCCAGGGCGGTGGCGGTGAGGCCGAACGCCATGAAGCCCAGCGAGCCGATGTCCTCGGGCAGCAGGGCGATCTTGTCCTGCGGGATGACCCGGGTCACCGTGCCCTCGACGTTGAGCGTCGAGTCGTACACGAGCACGGTCGGCAGATCCTCCGACGACAGCAGAGTGTTCAGCTCTTCGATGGTCACGCTGGTGCGGCCGGCGGTGGAGCCGTAGACCGCGTCGATGATCTGCTTGTTGCGGCGCAGCACACCGACCCGCACGCGGGAGGTGAGCATCCGCGTCGCGCGGGCGTTGCCGTTGGCGATGCGGACTTCCTGCCAGGCGTCGAGGTCGGTCAGCGGGACCGCGGTGGCCTGGTTGGCGTCCGTCCACAGCGCACCTGCGGGGGCGGTGACCTGGTTGGCCGGCACGCCGTAGTCGGCTTCGCCGTTGAACCCGCCCTCGTTGATGGTGAGCTTGCCGTCGGTGAGCACGTCACCCCAGGCCAGTTCGATGCGGTTGTCCATCGTGCCCTTGAGGCGTGCCGCGTCGTTGTAGGCCGCGTTGACGGCGGCCTGCTTGTTGGTGCCGCCCAGGCGGACGATCTCGCGCTGGATCCGCTCGTACTCGCCCTGGTTCAGCGAGTCGGAGAACGGGATCAGCTCGACGAACTTCCCCGAGCCGGCATCGCGGCTCGAGACGTGGATCAGACCGTCGAACGAGCGGTAGGCCGCGGTCCGGTTGGTCTGCACGAGCTCGGCCCAGTCGACTCGGTTGGAGTCGAAGTACCGCGTGGGGAACAGCGCCTGCAGGGCGTTGCTCGCCGGGATGGGCACGTTGCGGATGAACGTGGTGAGGGCTTCCGGAGAGACCGGGCCGTCGAAAACGATTGCCATGATTCAGTCCTTCCTTAAAGCCACACGATCAGGGGCAAGTCGGCCTTGCCGTTGGCGTTGATCGCGATGGGGAGCTTGGACTCCTTGACCGCGCCGTGCACGAACAGCGCACCGCCGACCTTGACCAGCGTGTTGCCGTTGCTCGGATCGATGGCCCGCACGAAGCTGAACAGCAGCCCCCGCGCGACCTCGGTGCCGTCGCTGGCGGCGTCGTTGTACGGCCCATAGAGGCCCGACGCGGTGATCTTCGCGATCGGCGTCCCGGACTTGATGAAGCCGTCCGGGTAATGGGTGTTCTTGGTGAACTTCGAGATGTCCAGCGTCACAGAGGGAGTCAGATCCACGCCGTGCTGCCCGATGAGCCATGCGCGGTCGTCGACCCCGTAAGACGTGGAGCGCACCGAAATGTCACTGGACATGTCAGACTCCTGTCTCTACTTGATGTAGCCGCGGCGTCGTGCCTCGGCCAGTCCTTGTTCCTTGCCCGACTGGGCTGGCGGTGTCCCGCCGTTCTGTCCCCATGACGGGGCACCTTGTCCGTCGCCGGCACCGGTGTTCCCGGTTCCGTAAACGGTGGTGAGGTGGCCGATGAGTGCGTCGCTGTCGAACTTGCCGTCCTTCAGGAACGCCATCGGATTGAGAACTGCGAGCATCGCTTCCTGCTTCGCCTTGTCCTCGACGAACTGATTGATGACCTGACGAGCAAGCACGGGGGCCCACTGCTCGTTGGCGGCCGCGGTCGCTGCCGCGGCTGCCTCGTTGCGCGCGTCTTCGAGTGCTCGCTGATCCGCCGGCAGCCCTTGCAGTCGGGCATTTTCGGCATCCGTCCGCCACTGCTTTGCCTGCTCCGGGGTGATCCCGTCGAAGGCCTTCAGTTGGTCAGCCTTCCGCCGATCGTTGTGCCGCCAGTAGGCGGCCTGCTGTTCGGCGGACATGTCTTTCCAGGCAGTTTCGACCGGGTAACCCAGGTCGTTTCCGTGCTGGTCGACGGCATTCGGCTTCGGGCTTCCGCCACTGGCACCGCCGTCGCCGCCGTCACTCGGTGAGCCACCGACGGCGGGAACGCCGGGTACAGGGCCCGTGTGGTCTTCCGAAGCGCCCATGACGGGCCAGATCGGCAGACCACGCTTGTTCAGAGCGATTGCGCGGAATCCAATGATCGGATGGATCGGTAAATCAGACACTTCGTCTCTCCCATGTCGGGATGGAACCCATGACGGGTCAACCGCCTTGTGGCGGAAGTCTTTTCGCGCATACGAAACAACCCCGGAGCGGGGCTCACGGGGTTGTTTCTGTGCTAGCTGCGGTTACGCGGCGTGTTGCTTCTTCTGGCGCGACACCGCGTCCAGGACGAGTCGGCGGTAGGTGTCGTTCAGATACCAGCGCGCGGCACCGGCCGCGACTTGGTCGAGGATCCGCGCCGGCAGCGGCTTGCGCGTCTCCAGCACGGCGATACCCAGCGCGATCGCAGTGTCGCCGAACTCCAACTCGGAGGTGACCCGTCCGCGCGCCTGATCGTCCAGGTCGGCCGCGGAGGCCGCCTGGTCAGCGAGCAGATTGAGGTCCATCAGGCAATGGTACGTTGCGGACGCTGCCCAGCGGTAGCGCCTTGCGGGGGTCGCCGATCTTCTTGCCGTTGCGGAATACGCCGTCGCCGTCGAGCGGGTGTGCGGTGATGACGCTGCCGTCGCGGGCAGTCCGGACCGCGATACGCACCCCGTCGACCATGCCGTACAGGTTCACGATGTTCGGGTCGCGCAGATGATCGTGGTCGTCGCTGGTGGTGTACGGGTTATCGAGCGTCCGGCTGACCGCGGATAGCGCCGTGTAGTCGTCCCAGGTGGCCGGGAACAGCGTCTTGCGTGGGGCGGTGGAGTCTGATCGGTGTCCGCCGCCGTTGGCGTCGCCGTCGAGGATGTGGCGGCGGATCTCGGGTGGCAGGCGGTCGTCGTTCCAGTCGTCCATCGACCGCGGCCCGCCACCGTCCCCTCCCCCACCGCCACCACCACCGCGGCCCCCGGCAGGCGTGGGCGCCTTGGTGTCGTCGCGCAGCACCCGGGACCCGCGGCCTCCGCTGGCGGCGCCGACCAGCTGCCGACCAGCGGCGCGGTTGTCACCGGCGGCCGGCGCTGCTCGGCGCGCGCCCCGCGGCTTGTACGGCTTGGCCGGGATGAGCGTCGGGCCGAGCTCGCCGTGCTCGTTGACCTTGTACCGGGTGCGCTTGAGCGCCGCACCGGACGTCGACTTTCCGGCGTCGTTGTACAGCCGACTCAGGTCTACCGCGTTGAGGTCATCGGCAGGGTCGTAGTCCTCGGTGACCGGCGCGGTGGTGCAGTTGCACCGATCGTGGATCGGCCGCAGCTCGGTCACCTTGTAGATCCGGTCCGACGCTGCGATGCACAGGCCGCATGTTCCCGTCCGGGACAGTTCTGGGTGAATGACTCTGCGCGTCCCGATGATTCGCGGCTCGTTTGCGGCGGCCTGGGCGACGATCTCGGCCTCGGCGAGCCGCTGCGCGAGCATCAGGTTGTCATCGACCAGCGTCAGCATCCGCTGTTCGGCCTGCGCGCGCGCCTCGCCCGCGTCGAGACCCTTCGATTCCAGGTAGCGCTGGGTCCGGGCCGGGCGGTTGAACATCGCCTCCGTGGTGGCGTCCTCGTCCAGATCGATGACCTGGAGACCTGATTCGTAAGCGACTCTGGCTGTGTCCCGGGAGACGGTGATCGTGCCGTCGCCGGCGAACTCGACAGCTCCGCGGACGTCGACAGGATCCGTGATTCCGAACGGGGCGTTGATCCCCATCGCGGCGAGGATCTGCGTCTGCGCGGCCGCCGCGGACTCGGCCACCGTCGTCTGGGCCGTCGCCATGTACTCGGCGGCTTGCACCGTGAACTCCTGCACCGCAGTGCCGCTGTAGACGTCGGTGCCCCGCCACGCCGGCAGCAGCATGTTCAGCACCCACTGCAGCACTGATTCGCGTGCCGCGATGACGGCCTGCGCCAGGCCCGCGGTGACCGTCGAGACCTCGCCGTCGCTGGAGGCCGCTTCGGCCGCCAGCACCATGGCCATCGCCTGCTCGTAGGTCAGGCCGGGATCAGGCTGGGACGGGGACGTCACGCTGGTTCACCTGGCGCACCGGGTTGGCCGTCGGCTCCTGCGGCTGTGTGCGCGGAACGCTGTTCGGCGCCGGTGCACCGGCGTCCGCCGGCGCGGAGGTCGGTGAGAGCGCGTTGTCGAGAATCTTCTCGGCACGCAGTTCGCGCTCGTTGTCGTCGATCTCCTGCGGCGTCATCTCCCAGATGTCCCGGTTGATGCGCTTCCGCGAGAGCGTGCCCTTGGCCTGAGCGGACGCCGATCCCTTCTCGGCCAGCGACCGGAACTCGATCGGGCCCCAGAGCAACTTGACGGTCTTGCCGCGGTCCTTCTGGCCGTCCATCGCGAAGACAATGCGCCACACCAACTTCAGACCCGGAGTGACGCGAGCGCGACGGTCACGCACCTTCGATGTCAGCGACTCACGCAGCAGACCAGCACCTTCGGCCGACCCGTTCGCGTCGTCCGGCGTGATCAGGTACAGCGGGGTGAACGTCACCGCGGCGAATTCCTTGACCGCGTCGCGCTTGTTGTTCAGCATCGGGGTCAGCTCGGCCTGCGTGGACTCCCAGAAGTTCCAGTCCTTCGGGACCTTCCACACCTTGCCCGGGCCAGCCTCGAACACCTTGGCCCAGTCGACCTTCTGCTGTCCGTCGGGCCCGGTGATCAGATCGGTGGAGTCGCCGTCGGTGGTCTCGTCGTCGTACTCGGTGTCTTCGTCCTCGTCACCGGAGACGCCGCGCTGCTTGAACGCCTGGAACTTCGACAGCACCATCGTGTCGAGGGTGATGTCCATGATCCGATCGAGCAGATCGATGTGGGCTTCGTACTCGCCGAGCCCGTGCATGTTCTCGAACCGCACGATCGGGATTCCGCCGAGGTCGTCCAAGCCGATGACTGGCTCCGGGGCGTCGGACAGCCGCTTCCACTGGGAGCCGTCGAATTCCAGGGTCCACTTCTCGCCGGGCAGGAACAGGTGCCCGAGCTGGCGGTCCTCGATATCGTCGTACTCCTTGACCAGCGCGGCCCGGAGCCGGACGGGGTTGTTGCGGTCCGGAATGCCGATGCAGCGGCGCGGGTCGATCGCGTGGATCTTCGGCTTCTCGCCGCCGGTCCCCGGCACGATCATGAGGTACGCCTCGCTCATCGCGAACAGGTACCCGAGCATGTCCTTCAACTGGGCTGCGAAGCCAGCCTCGTCCATGATCTCGGCGGCCACGTCGTCGCCGTTGGTGTCGTTGTCGGTGCCGGTGGAGATGCCCTGCAACTCCATGCGGTCGATCATCGCGGCGACGCACATCGGCGCGTAGTTGCACCGAGATTTCCGCATGACTTCCTGGAAGATGTCCTGGTACTCGTCGGCGACCTGCGGCAGCGGCGGATCACCGATGTAGTAGGACCACAGGGTGTCGAGCGCCTGGTTGCGCTTGGTGAACATGTTGGGCCGGATCTTGCCGTCCTGCCACTGCGCGCGGGTGGTCTTGGTGAATCGCTCGTTGAGCTTGTCGAACCACTCAGATGGTGTCAGCGCCAACGCAATTCACCTCACTTTCACTACCCGACGTCGCGTGGTTGGGATCTTGCCCAGCACGTCCATACGCGCCTGCCACGACAGAATCGCGGCCATGCACAGATCGAACTTCCGGTCGCGGTGCAGCTTCCCGAGAATCCACAGGAACTGACCCGTCTCAGGGTCCAGCCGTTTGATCAGTTTCTTGCCCGCGTTGCCGACGTGCCGCACGAGGTCACCGTCGTCGTCCTCGTTGTGCGATACCGCGCCCTTGGCGATCGCGTCGGTATAGGCGCCGATCGCCTTGCGCATCCGGTCCTCTTTGTTCGTCCAGAACTCCTGAACGATCGGCTTCTTCGTCACCGCAGAGTCGCCATAGCGGGCCGCCCACTCGCCGACTGTGGAGTTCCAGTACGGCGGGTCAGCGTAGAACAGCAGCGGCCGGTAGTGCTTGAACACGTACCGGACTGCATTGTCGGCTTCCTTCTCGTCGACTTCCCAGTCGTCGGGCGCATCCAACGGCTTCTCGTCGAAGAACATCTTCTGCTGCAGCCCCGTCTTGACATCGGTCATAACCAGGCCGGTTGAGTCCCGGAACCGGGCGCCGTCGAACCCGAGCGTCACGTACGCGCGCTGCGGGATGACCTCGCCGGGCAGGCCCAGCGCCTTGAACCGGCGCACGTTGAACGCCGACGCACCCTGCGCCGTCCAGCGGTTCGTCCACACCCGTTCGAGGTAGGTCTTGTCGGCCTTGGGTTGATCCCATTGCGATGCGAGATCCTCAAGGTCGGTGCGCGCCGCGAGTTCCTCGCCGGAGGCCTCCCGGATGGCTTCGACGCGGTCCTCGAACTTCGTCAGGTCCCAGCCGTCGGAAGCCTGCCGGTGGAAGTAGAACATGCGGGGCCGAGCGAGCTCGCCGCGCTTGATGGCCTCGGCTTCGAAGTGGTCGTCCTCGGCCTGCGAGTTCTGGCCCGGCTCGCCCGCGGTGGTCGTCGACAGTGACCACGGGTCCTGCGCGGCGCGCTTACCGAGGTTGGCTTCCATCGTCTGGATAGCCGCCTTGTGGTTCGGCAGGTAGAGGCGGTGGGTCTCGTCGTACCCCTGGAATGTGGTGCGGCCGCCGTCATTCGAGTTCGGCGCGTTGGCCAGCGCAACCGCCTTGCCATCGGCCTTACCGTTCGGCCCGATGCGCAGGATGCGGTCGAGCGCCGCGTCGAACAGGTCGGCGTCGTCGCATTCCTCGCAGATGACCTTGAGCGCGCCGTACGCCAGTTCCTCGACCTGGTCCTTGGTGTTGGCCAGCAGCGGGATGTACGGGTCGACGACCGGCCTGCCGGGCGCCAGGCCGCAGTCTGCGTCGTCGTCGAATCCGTTGAACCGCACCGGCGCCTCGGGGTGCAACTCGATGAACGCGACCAGCGCCATGAACTCGGTCTTGGCCGATCCCTTCCGCCACGACACCGCGCCCCGCTTGAACCGGCGCTTCCCAGCACGGGGGTGACCCTTCGGCCACACCTCGTACAGCCGGTAGAGCACATACCGCCAGTCCTCGGCCAGGTGGATCGGCTGCCCCTTGAGGTCACCCGGGCCATGGCACGCGCGTTCCTCCAGGAAGTCGCAGAGCTGGTCACCGAGTGTGGGAAGCGGGATCTCATCATCCGGTGGAACGATCAGTTCCATCGGGGACCGCTACACGGCGTGCAAGTTCGCCCGGGCGCGCCGCGGATCCGGCCGTGCTGGCGTCTTCTTCGCCGGCGCCGCCTTTCCCGCGCGACGCTTCTCGGTCGACGCGGCCGCTTCCTCACCGCGTTCGATCTCCCACTGCAGGGACCGCCGCGACATCGGTGTCAGCCCGCACTGCGCGAGCAACTGCCGAACCTCGCCGGCCAGCGCCTTGGCCTCGTTCGGTGTGCAGGGCTCCCAGAGCATCTGCATCAGGCGGGCCGCCATGTAGAGCGCGTCGATGTCCGACTCGGTCCACTCCGGCACCATCGGGGACGACCACGCCCGCTTCCACCAGTCCGACACCTGCTTGTGCCAACGGCGGCCGGCGGGCAGCGGCGGGATCTTCGGGTTCTTCCGCTCGGTCAGCTTCGCGCGCGTGGTAGTCGTGTTCCTGCGAGCACGCAGCGATGGGTCCTTCGGTGGTGGCGGCATGGCGGGCTCCTATGTCAGGAAAGGGTTCCCATGGCGGGAAGGTTCAGTTGTCGGAGCCGTCGCCACGGCTACCGAGGATGCTCCGACCCTCGGCCAACAGCCCGAGGGCTACCGACCGGCGAGTCTGTCCGTGGTGGAACAGGAGGTTGTAGTTCTCACACTCTTCGCCCTGGTCGTTGACCATCGCGTGTTCGACAATGATCACGAAGTCGACGATGAGGGCACCATCGGACCGCTTGCCCGACATGTCGTACGCGTCGATGACGTTCTGGATCGCCTCGGCGAGTGCGATGTTTGCCTCCAACTGCGCGGAAGACTCACCGGTACTTGACATTTCAGTTCCTCAAGTCCTGAGACGGAAAGTGTGGGGATCCGTACAGATCGGATTTCACAGTGCGTTGCGGCAGCGGGCCGGCCCCCGGGGGAGGGTGGCCCCCATCCCCCTTCGCGGTGGTCAGCACCATCGCGCAGGTCAGGTCCGATCCTCGGTTCGTGCCTTGTGCCCGTTGCAGGCCGCGCACGCTGCTCGTAGGTTGGCCGGGTCGAGCGCGAGGTCGGGCCGCCGCGTTGCGGGGATGATCTTGTCGACGGTGTTGGCGTAGCCGGTGCAGTGCTCGGGGTAACGGATCTGGCAGTCGTAGCCATCGCGCTTGAGGATGAAGTCGTGCAGCTTCTTCCATGCCCAAGTGGTGGTGGCTTGGCTGCTGGCCGTGCGGGGTCGGCCTTTCCATCCGTGTGGGTGATCGGGGCATTTCTGCCCGTAGCGGATGACGTTGGTGCAGCCGTTGCGTCCGCACTGCTTGGGTGCGCGTGGCATCTCAGTGGGTGTCGCCGAGGGGCACGACGCCGCTGCACCAGTTGGTGCGGGTGCCGGTGCGCCATGCAACCCGGCCTTGCCTGCGCCGTGATAGGTCGGCGTGGTCGGCGACTGTGGGGCCGTCGGCGTGGTCGACCAGGCTGGGCCAGGTGTAGGCGACGGGGTGGTGCGTGGTTTCGCCGCACTGGATGTTCTGGCGGGGCACGGGGCGGCTGTCGACTGGTTCGGCGAGGTAGCGGGTCCAGTCGGCCATGGTGGGCGCCAGGTGCGACCGGGCTGCGACTGCGACCGCGTGGAGCAGGTGCGACCCGAGTAACCATGCTGCGCCGATGTGGTCGGCCTGGCCTGTTGCCTCTTGGATGCGCCCTTGCCAGTGCGGCGGCCGGGCCCGGCCGAGGTATAGGGACACGATGTCGGCGGGCGCGAACGTCAGCGCGGCGTAGAGCTGGGTATCGAAGTTGAGCACCGGCACGGCGTCGTCCTCGAGGACCAGCGCCCAACCGTGGTCGGTGTTCGCGGTGTGCCAGTCCCATGCGCGGCGGTGGTTGCCGGCCGGGCCGAGTGTGCCGTCGTCGATCAGGATCTCGTCTGCGTCGACCAGGGCGGCCAGTGCGTTGGCTCGGCGCTCGCGGGCGGTGTGGGCAACGATCACCGTGCTGATCACGCTGCGCCCGAGGTCAGTTCGAGGATGCGGCCGACGGTCTCGGCGTGCTGGTAGAGCTTCAGCCGTTGGCGGTTGGCGTCGGTGGCGGCGCGGTCTGCGTCGGTCAGGTGGTCGCCAGTCCAGCCGGGCAGGTGGTACAGGTGATCGGCTGGGCCCTTCACCCAGCGAGTCGGGCCGGCAGCGAGTTCGAAGGCGATGCGCATCGCGTTGTCGTCGTACCAGTTACCTTCGAATGTCTCGTCCCATTGGCCGACGGCGACGAGGCTGCCGCGCGAGACGACGTTGATGGCGCCGATGCTGGTCCCGTTGTCCATGGTGCGTTCGGGGATGCACTGCTCGGGCGAGACCTGGTGTGCACGGACGCGCGCGGAGTCGGCGGCGGACAGGTAGCGGTACTGGGTGAACGGGATGACCAAACCCGGCGCGTCGGCGGCCATCCGGATGGCGCGCACCACCTGCGGGGCCCGGATCAGCATGTCGGACTCGGCGAAAACGATGACCTCGGCCGGGCCGGCCTGGTCGACGCCGCGGTTGTAGGCGGCGGATCGGTTGAACTGGGCGTCTCCGGTTCGTGCGTCTTCGGCGACGATGATCGTGCCGGGGAACCCGTCCCAGCTGTCGAGGACGCGTTGCAGGTTCTCGGCGCGCAGCGGGTCGGTGCCGCGATCGCGGAACGGGATCACGACCGCGGTGGGCGGGATCATGCGAGGTACTCGCGGGCGATGTCGGCGTACATCTTGCGGTACTCGGCGATCTGGCCGTCGGTCAGCAGTTTGTCCTGCGGCCCGAACGTCAGGTGCGCGGCGATCATGCCCTCGTGGATGAGGCGGGGCAGCATGTTGACCGCGCCTTCGTCGCCGATCAGGTCGCCGCGGGCGAAGTCGCGGCCGGCGATCTGCGCGGGTGAGGGCTGGTCGAGGCGGCGGCCGATGTCGTAGCAGGTGCGCCAGGTGAACCCGATGAGGTTTATGGACAACCAGTCCTGCGTGGGCGACAGTGTCGGCGGCCGGTTGATGGTGTCGCGCCAGTGGTCGAAGAACCAGCGGTGGGACATGTCGGCGTACTCGGTGGAGGCGTGCACGTCGAGCAGCGGGATGCCGATCGATTCGAAGCCGTCCCAGAGGTCGGGTTCGGTGGCGGTGCAGGCGCCGTTGTTGATGACTTTCGCCGAGAGGACGGCGCCGGGGTTGGCGTCGACCGCGGCCATGAAAGCGGGCAGGGCGTCGGTTTCGATGAACACGACGTCGTCGTCGAGCTTGACGAACCGGTGGTCGCGGTAGCGGCGGTCGGCGTAGTGGCGCCAGACGTCGTTGAAGTGCTGCCAGGGCTTGCGGCCGTGGTTGTAGAGGTGCCGGAACACCGAGATCCGTTCGCCCTTGATGTGCTCGATGAACACGTGGTCTTCGAAGGTGCGGGACAGGTCCCAGATGTGCAGTTCGGTGTTCGGGTGCTCGGCGAGGATGCGGCGCAGGAACGGCAGCTGCAGTTCCATGTTGGCCTGCCGGCCGGCGAACATGAACATGATCGTTGGAGTCACGGCCGCCCCGCTTTCGCTGCACTCACCGCGGACGCAAAAAACCGCTGTAACCCGGTCGGGGCACAGCGGTGCTTACGGCAGATAGTACTCATGAACACAGGCATCTGTCAGCGACCTGCTTTCTTGGTGTGGTTTTGGTGTCGGCGGGCGCCGTATTCGAGGACGGATCGCAGGAGGTATTCGGGTGAGCCGTCGGCGGCGGTGCGTTGGATGATGTGTCCGCGGCGGGCCCAGTTGTAGATGTCGCGGGGGTTGCGCTGGATGTAGTGGGCGATGTCGGCGGCGGGGAGCCAGTCATCGGGCTCGGCGGGGACGATGACGGGCAGGTGCCAGTGGATGCCGAGCTCTTCGAGTTCGCGGTCGAGGCGGTGGAGGTCGCCGGCGGGGTCGGCGCATTGGCCTTGGGCGATGCGTTGGACGAGGCCGCGGTAGAAGCCGGCGATGCGGCGGGCCTTGTCTTCACCGGTGTCGCCGGACCATGGCCACGGCCGGGGCTTACCTGCCATCGCGGTGCATCGTCGTGTTGTTGTTGACGGTGATGGTCAGGTTGGCGTCGCGCAGTATCGGGGCCAGTGCTTGGCCAATGGGCTGGTACCGCAGCGACCGGCGCTGTTCCTCGTAGCTCGGTGCGGTGACCTGTGCCGGAATCTCGGGCCAGGTCAGGAGTTTCTCGAGCTGCCCGAACATGTCGTGCTCCAGGTACTTTCGGCGGCTGGTCTGGGACCAGATGCCGGACCAGCGCTGCCGTCGGTCGGCGCCGTAGTCGATGACAACGCTGAGCTCGGTGTGCGGTCCGTAGAGCAGGAAGTCGACGGGGTGCATGTCGCTGGTGTCGCTGTCGTACACCGGGGTGATCCAGTCGCCGAGCACGAACAGGCGGGTGCGGGTCATGAGATGCGTTCCCGGCCGCCGTAGGTGAGCAGGAATCCGACCTGGCCCTGTTGCTCGGGCGTGAGGTCGTCCCACATGTCGAGCATGCGGTCGCAGATCAGCAGAGTGATGATTCGCCGGTTCGAGTAAACGATCCACCGCTCGGGTGGGAACTGCAGGGGCGGCGGTAGAGGTTGGCCGACGGTGCTGATCTCGATGGTCTTACCCTGCTCGGGCGCGGGTTTCAGGTGTTCCGCCCAGTCGGGGCCGAACTCGACGGAGTCGAAGGCGTTGTCGGGCAGGGGCCAGAGGTCGACGATCTTCTCGTGGAAGCGTGCGGTGACGCGCTGCTCCAGCTCGTCGAGGTCGACTGTGGTTTCAGGCATCGTTGTTCCTTGGGTCGCAGTCGCATGGTCTGGTGAGGTGGCAGGTCGGGCAGACGCCTTGCGGTGCGCTGTGGTCCAGGTCGATATCGGTGAGGGTCGACAGGGAGCTGTCGGCGTGCACGTGCTCGCCTGGTTGGCGTGGTTTGACCTTGGGCTTCTTGCGCTTCGGTTCGGTGCGCCAGAATCGTTTGTCGTCGATGGCTTGCCGGTTGGCCGCCGAGGCGCGGTCGGTACTGATCTCGCGGTCGGCTGGGCGTTGGTGGCCGTCGATGATGGTCTCGAGTTGTTCGAGGATGATGGGGCCGGCGCCGGCGAGGTTGATGCTGTCGTCATCGGTGAGTTTGTCGATGAGGTCCTGGAGTTTGTCGAGGCGCTGGTATGCCTCGTCAAATAGCCACAATTCGGTGTTCCCTTCGATGACGCGTCCGGTGAGCCAGTCGTATTCGCGTTCGCTCCAGGAGGATCGGCCGCGGGGCGTGCAGTTGTCGTTTTCACAGGTGATGATGGTGGTTCCGTCGTCGCGGCCGGTGGGGTATCCGCAGCGGGGGCAGGGCATCGTGAATATTTCACGTAACCTGGTGTGGCCCAGATGTTTTCGCGTCAGGTGGTGGAGGTCTACAAGTTTTTGTAGGACTTGCATGCCGGTGACTCGTCGGGTTTCTCGGGCTTGGCCGTTGGGTCCCCATCCGTTGCAGTCGTCGCAGAGGGCGGCGGCCAGGCGGGCGCGTTCGAGTTCGCTTCGCGCAGCCGCCTGATCATCGGCGGTGACGGCGTCATCGACGGCGGTGAGGGCTGCGGTGATCAGGTGGTCGTGGGTGTCGCAGCGGGCCGGGTGCGCCCACACGCGCACCGGGGATTCGGGTGCGGCGGCCAGGGTGGCCAGGTTGTTGAGGACCATGGTGTGTTGCTCGGACAGCGCCGGCCATGCGCGCGGACTGGACATCCAATCCCAGGTGCGCAGCGCGATGGAACCGACCTGCGCTGGCTTCTTCTTCCCGTCCTTGGGGTCGACGACGAGCGGGAGGCGTCGGGCGCCGGTCGGTTTGGTCATGTTGCGGCGGTCGGCGATCATGCCGGCGGCGATGTCGATCCACTCGGCGATATCGACCATGAGGCGGTCATTGGTGGCGTTGAGCAGCACGGCCGGCGATGGTGTGGAGTGCACGACCTCGCCCTGTGCGGCTTGGCGCTGGCCGATGGTGACGAGGAGCTCGGCCCAGTCCCGTGGGAGCTGCTGGACGGCCTTGGTGTAGGTCTTGCGGCAGGTGTCGCAGAGGGTGCCGGATTGCTCGGTGAGCGCGGGGTGGCGTTCCTCGTCGTCGGTATAGGTGGCGGCGCGGCAGCGGTGGCCGGCCACACACGGATAGATCCGGTCCTGCGGGCCGCGGCGGGCATCGCTCGTCGATCGCTCAAACACGCGGCGACCGATCCGTTAGGTCTTCCTGCGGACCTTCGACGAATGCCACCCACGATCCGACGCTGTACTCCTTGACGTAGGTCAGGCTCTTGAGAACCCACCCGTTGGGTAGCTTCTCGATGAGTTGCGCCGCGGTCGAGACGGTGTTGTCTCCGTAGTGCTCGAAGCGGTGGGTTTCGGTCTTGATAATCTGCCCCATAGTACGTATCTCCTTGTATGCCACTGCTTTTGAGTTCTATTGTCAAGCTGGAACCGGTGCGAGGGACATCGCTACATGTTCCTCGGCGAGGCCGAATAGACCTTCACCGCGCAGGATGTGCGTTACCCGACGGCGGCATTCACGACCGGTGTACTGCTCGGTGGCGGGGTCCCACTCTTTCAGCACGAGCAGATCGAACAGTCCGAAGTCGCGGTCAGCCTTACGCAGCTCTACGCGCTTGTCACCGCGGTTGACGGCGTCGAACTGCACGGGCCACGTCTTGAGTTCGTGAGTGGCCATGTCATCCCGCCTGTACGTGGTTGTCGTGCCATCGGTTCGCCATCCGTTCGAGGTCGTCGGCCAGGAATGGGTAGCCGGGGCGGCAGGATTCGGCGTAGGCCCGTAGCGCGGCCATTGCGTGCGGATCGTGCTCTTCTAGGACGAAGCACTGTCCGACTGGCTTGCCGTTGAGCTTTTCGACGCGGTACTTGCCGTACAGGCCGCGATCTCGGTCAGGTGGCGGAGTGTCACTGAACAGCGCCCTGGTCGCGGTGCGTGCGAGCACCCACACCCAGCCGTGCAGGCCATCCCAGAAGCGGTAGGGCCGGAATCGTTCGCTCATGTCTTGCTTCCTTTCGCCGATAAACGTTGCGGTTGTTCAGGATTCACACCTCGGCCAGCGTGGGGAACTCGGCGCTCACTGGGCACCGTCCTGTTCCCTGCGGCGCATGTGCTCGCCGTGGTGCCGGGCGTCGGCTGTGGTCTGGCCGAGCTCGTAGCCTTTCGCGAAGATCTGCGCAGCGAGCAGGTGCAGCGAGTAGATGCCGGACTCGTCGAGTGGGGTGCTGTTGTCATACTTCTGAGCGTCTGCGAGTTCTCGGCGGACGTATTCGTCGACCAGCTGGACGACCTCGGGCGTGACGACGCTCTCCCGCATGAAGCCGCTCACCGGTCGGCCTCTGTAACGGCTGCCATGTCCCTTTGCGTTTCGTTGTAGAGGTTTTCGAGCCACTCCCAAGTGGCGTCGGATCCCTTCTCGACGAGCAGCCGGGCCGGTTCGTCCGACATCGTGTATCCCGCGGTGAGGTAGCAGGCCGCCCAGTTCTTGCACGTCCCGTCGGGCCGGGGTTCGCCGCGATCCTGGCCTTCATGGCGCGGCTGCGCGGTATGGAACTCGACGAACCTGCCGCGCGGGTAATCGTCGTCCAGGCGGGCGAGCCGGTGGTGTGGCGGAACGGTTGGGAGGTCCCAGCCAGTTCCGACGACCAAAGTGATCTCGGCGCCCGGGCCGCGCACTGTCATCCACAACTCTGCGTTGTGCCGACCGTGTCGCGCAGTCCCAGATGTGCATTCCGCGGAGCCGTGCACGCAGGGTTGCACGCCGATGCAGTCGTACGCGGGCCGGATGCCCATGATGCGTTCGACGGGCCGCCGCCGGTATGCGTTGGCGTCGGCGATGAGGTTGGCGAGTTCCACAACGTCGCCGGCAGTCATCGTCTGGGCGTCTGGGAGTCCGTAGCTTTCGAGCAGGTCGCGTGCCTGCTGTTCGGCCGACGTGGCACTCACCGGGCACCGCCGCCGAGGGAATCCTGAAGCTGCTTGACTTCACCCGGGTTCTCGTCGCGCCACGGTCGCCAGGAGTCGTCGGTCAGCTTCCACTCGATCCACTCGCGGACGTCTGGCTTGGGCGTGAAGTACTCCGGCTGGGCATCAGGGTTCTGGTGATTGATGACGCACCGTTCGCACATCCTCGGCAGTTCCTTGCCCTCGACTTTGAGCAGGTCGTCACCTTCGGGCGCCCATGCGTAGCCGAGGTGGTTCTCGCAAAAGTGCAGGCCACATCCGTAGGTGCCGCCGTAGATGTCGTCGCCGCACACGTAGGCAAGGCCGCGGTGGATCTCCGCGGTGCAGTCGGGGTGGTCACAGATGCTCGGCACGCCGTATCCGACGTCGCGCTTCCAGTTCGGGTCGTATCCGACGGCCCAACTCATCGGGCACCGCCTGCGTTGTGCGCTGCAGCGATCGCGGCGCGTGCCTCGACCTGCAACCGCTCGAAGGCAGCCTCGTACAGCTCCCATTTGCCGGTCCGGATGCCGATGGCCGCGGCGTTCCCGGTGAGCGCTACGGCGGCGTCGTAGGCATCCTCGGCGAGCAGTGCCTCGTAGTCGGGGTCCACGGTCATCGTTCTGTGCGGCCTGAGTGCCATCAGGGGCTCCGTTCGGGGGTTTGGGCGGGTGGTTGCTTGCGTTGGCGGATCTGGGCGAGCTGGGCATCGATTTCGGCGCGGTGGCGTTTGGCGATGGCGGCGTGGTCGATGTGGTCGCATCGGGTGCCGCCGGTGCGGTAGCCGTGCTCGTTGCAGAGTTGGCATTCGGCGATAGCTGCGGCGCGTTGTTCGTCGAGGGTGCGGCCGTCGAGTTCCTGCGCGGTGAAGCCGGCGGTGTCGGCCGGGATGTCGCCGCCGAAGGGTTCGTAGGGGTCGCGCATCATCGGGCGTTCTGCTTCCGCGCGTGCGGTCGGTGGTTACGTTGGTGGTCCGGTAGGTCAACCGTTGGCGTCGTCAAGTTGCGGTAGGTGGAACGTCCGTCTTGCACGTAGTGCATGACGGGTTTGGTTGTCCTGTAAGGGTTGTCCTGTGTTGCACCCACGGGGGTGCAAGGTAAGTTGCACGGCTGTGGTGCATGGTGGGGCCCGTTATGTTGCACCCCTACCCGTGCATGATGGAGGTCACATCGGGTCTGGAACTTGCACGGTTTCGGTGCATGACGGCGGCGTGGATCATGCACGGTTTCAGTGCATGACGGGCACTTGGATGTTGCACTGATTCCGTGCATGTCAGAGCTCATTCGATCCCCCAGCCCTCGGCGCCAATTGGATCGGCGTCGACCACTCGAACAACTCGCTGTCGGTGAACTTGCGGCCGCCGGCGCACACCAGATAGGCGCATCGGCGGGCCACCAACTGCCCACCCCGGACGTACTGCCGCAGGATCAGCCGGTGGTCCTTCACCGCCCGGTCGATCGCCCGGGACGCTCTCTCCCGGTTCATGCCCCACCCGAACTGCTCCGACAGATGCGCGGCCGAGGTCTCCCACACGCGCTTCGCGGTGTCGGGGGGTGTGGCCCAGGACAGCAGGAATGCCATCAGGACGAACCCGTCGGAGCCGAGCGCGGAGTCGTGCGCGCCGGCGCGGATGAGGTCGTCTGACAGCCATGTGACGCCCGTACGTACGGGCTCACCGATGACATGAATGGGGTTGCGCCGGCCCACGTCATGGCCGCCCAAACTGTTGTCGTGACGGGGACATCAGCTCGCCTGCCTGCCCGTGATGGCGTCCCACTGCGCGATGGTCCATTCGACATCACCCGCGGCGGTATGGCGCTTGTAGTCCGCGGAGTCCACCCCGATCACACCAGCGAGCCAGTCGGACTTCCACGGAGGTTGCGGCAACTCCGAAGGCTTCATCCCCAGGGCTGTGTGGGCCATCCTGTCCCCAATCACCCAGGCGCCGAAAGCGATGCTGGAGATGTCGAACGGGTGGTAGTGATAGCTCGGGATCATCCCGTGCTTGACGATCAGCTTCTCGATGCGGCGCATGTCGAAGTCGGGATTGCATCCGATGACGAGTGCGTCACGGGTGAGGATGTTGATCATGATGGCGGCGTCGGACTCGGTCGCGGCGTCGCGTGGGTCGTAGCGGTCCATGTAGTCGTTGATGAATTGCTCCCCGTGAGGCGCCTTGGCCAGCTCGTCGAGCCAGTGCGCGGGGTCGTGCTGGATCCGGAACTCGGTCTTGTCCTCGCCGCCGTGGGCGAATCGGCGCACCGCTGCGAAGTCCCAGATCGGTGCATCAGGGTGCAAGCCAAGGGTTTCCGTGTCCAGGAAGACGATGTCCATGGGTCAGCTCACTTTCGCGTAGATGGTCACGACGGGGCGTGTGCTTCTGCTCGTGGGGCTCATAGCGCCTCTTCTTGAATGACGATGTCGGACAACTCATTCAGGTGGTTGCCGCAGGACCCGCAGACCTTCTGCGGTTTCCGGCCGCGGCGGTAGAGGAACACACCGTTGTCTGATGCGAGGAGGTCGCGGGCGATGCCGGTGAGCAGGTCGAGGTGGTATTGGCAGACGCTTCCGGACATGTTGCCGAACTGGTCGGCGCCGCGGTGGCAGCAGCCGACGCGGTGATACACGAGGTAGGCGACGGCCTTGTGTGGGCAGCGCACGCCGGTGCCGTCGGTGCGGGTTGCGCAGCAGGTGATCTGGAAGTCCAGGTGGTCGATGGACGTGTCGGCGTTGTGGATCGGAGGCATGGTCACACCGCACCCCTGTTCGCGAGGTCGAGTAGGACATCCGCGTGGCACGGGACGCCTGGTGGGCACCAGCAGCAGAGGTCGTGGCCGGCGAGGGTGTGGATGTCGCCGACCACCTGGGCGCGCTTGCGGACCAGGATGGGAGGCAGGGTCGCGCCGGGTAGTTCGGTCAGGCCGCGGAGGTCACCGGTGTCGAGCCAGGATCGGTAGAGGTCGACGGCGCGCTGCTGGACGAGATGGGCGGCGTCGGGGCTGCCGGGGATGCGGTAGTGGACGTTGATGTCGTCGTGGACGTAGACGGTTTTGGCGTCGGAGTCGATCTTGAACGGGTTGCCCCACTTGGTCGGCCCGCCGACGTAGATCGCGCCGGCCGGGATACCAGCCTCACCGGCCCGGGGCTTCCGCTGCACACGTTCGGGCATCAGGCGTTTCCTGCCTGGTCGTAGTACTCGAACCCGCCGTGCTCATCGAGGTAGACCCATTCGCCGCGGCGCATCACCCGGGTGTTGGCCGGGTCTAGGTTCTGGTCGACCAGCCAGCCGAGGATCCCGGCCACCGTGCGGTGCTTCTCCACCATCCGGTGGCATTCACGGCACAGGCCGAGCCCGTTGGCTGCGGTGTTCGTGGATTCGCGGTTGGTGCCGCCGGAACCGCGCGGCCGCCGGTGGTGGCGCTCAGCGACGGCGCCCGCGCCGCAGATCTCGCATACCGCGCCGATGCCGTCGATCGCGCCGGCGCGACCATCAATCTGGTCAACGACGGCGGGTGAGAACCCTGTGGCGCTCACGGTAGATCCTCGATCGACGGCTCCGAATACTCGGTTTCTGTTGTCGCCGTGCGGCATTGAGTCCATGTGGTGACCTTGAGTGACACACCCAGCTCTCGGAGTTTGGTCCGGACCTCCAGCGCGTCCGCTAGGGCAGCGCGCCGCGCATCTTCTTTGTTCGACTTGGTCCCGACGAACCGGGGCTTCTCGTCGCCGATCTGGTAGCCGTAGCGCCAGGTCCGGCTGACCGGGTCGCTCCGGTATTCGCCCGAGTGTCCGTGCTCGTCGGTGCCGTAGCAGTAGACGGTCATTTCGCGTCGTCCTCCGGATAGTCACCGACGGTGAGCCTTCGGAGCCAGGACTCTGCATGGATGGTGTCCCATCGCTTGATCTCGTCGACGCTGGTCTTGTTGATGTCAGCGTCGTCGAGATAGGTGACGTTCCAACGGAGAGTCCCGTCGGCGTTCTGCTCTCGAACTGCGATAGATCCGGCACTTGAGCGCCGGATAACGCCGGCGGGATCGCCGCATCGCTGCTGATTGAGCGCCGCCATCGATGCGAGGATGACGTTCCGAGCCTGCGCGTACGCTTCGGAGGATCCTCCGCCACCCAACTCCTTGCGGGCCGCGTCACGGAGCGTGTCGAAGTCATCCTTGGTCAGGAGAATCTGTCCTGGAACGGGTTTCAGCTGGGCCATCAGTGGGCTCCTCGGATGATGGTTCGCATGGGCGGCCTGGGCCACCGGTCGATGGGCAGGGCGCCGGGCCGGATGATGCGGCCGCAGTGGCAGAACGACCCGGGTTGCCCGTCGAACCACCATGGGTGCACGGCGCCGACGGGGTGCCCGTCGTCCTGGCACCGCGCCCGGGTCTCCAGATCGGGACCGGACGCGGTGACCAGGCGGCGTAGTTCAGCGGGCATGAGGACGGATCAGCGGCCGGTGTTCGCGGCGTAGACGGGGACGTCGAGCTTGTCGGCGACTTCGCCGGTGACCTTGGTCCAGGCGTCGCGCACGAGGTGCTGATATGGCTGCGGGAACAGGCCGAGGAACAGCTTTCCCTGCGCGATCCGCAGCCGAAGCCAGCAGGTGACCTCGATCGGCGGGTAGTCCTCGAACGGGCGCGCGGTCATGGTGATCTGCCGTGGGACCTCCAGCGGGCGGGCCGATGACCCTGCTTGGGTGGTGACCTCTTCGGAGTAGGTGAGGTGCTGGCTGCCGGTGTCGCGGCGGATCTTCGATTCGAACGATCCGGAGCTGCTGCCGCGGACGCTGTCGACGATCTCCATCAGCTCGGCCGCCGGGTGCGAGGTGATGAGGTGGCCGGCCGTCTCGATGATGTCGCCGAAGTCGTTCTGGCTGTGGTATTCGCCGTCGGCGGCCTTGAGCAGGGTGGCCCAGTCGGGGTCGGGCACGAAGCGCAGCACCAGGTGGTCGGCGCGGCGGGTGTAGTCGTCGGTAGCGGCGCTGTCGAGATCGTCGTAGATGACGGTGATTTCGCCCTTCTGCCGGTTACCCCAAACAGTCGAGGTCCCGTTGAGCAGGGGCCGGCGCTCCACCTCGGCCTCGAGGGAGGCGATGTCGGTGACGATGCGGGGCGCGACGGTCCTCGGCGGGAACGCTGCGGGGGCCGCAGCCTTGATGTCGACGACGTGGACCTCGAGGCCATCCTTTCCATTGGCGGTGATGACCCGGATGGGGCCGTCCGCACCGACGCCAGCATCGTCAATGATCTCGACCTTGTGCTCTGGAAGTTCGATTGTGTTTTCGGACATGAGTTTTCGTGATTCCCTTCGGTGATTGGTTGGTTACTTCGAGCCGTAGAACATGCCGGAGTTGTCTCGGGACAGATGGCCCTCGCCGTCGGCGAAGAAGATCGTCCCGGCGGGATCCTTGACGGGCTTGCTGGTGACATCAGCGACCAGCTGCACGGCGCCCGATTCGAGCGGGTTGACCGTGATCTTGAGGGTGACCGATCCGCCCTTCTTCTCGTGCAACATCGCCGCCTCGACGCACTCGGCGAGGGCCTTGGTGGCTTCGAGTTGCACCCGGCCCTTGTCGAGTTGGGCCAGGACGACGAGAAAATCGGTGACGTCGCCGGGCTGCATCTCCGACGATGCGGATGTCGGGATCTCGGTCTGATTGGGGTCCTGCTGGTTATCCGCCATGGTGATTCCTCTCTTCGGTGGTGTCCTGACTGCGGTCGCAGGTGCAGGGATCGGCGATCATCGGGACTCCGTCCCACTGGGCGCACATCAGCCGGTGTCCACGGCGAAGTCGAATCCGATCGCCATCGGCTTGGACAGCCGCGCGGTGATCAGCGGCAGGTACTCGGCTTCGCGCTCGATCGTGATGCAGCGCATGTGTTCGTGGATGCAGGCCTCGGCCGTCGTACCGGATCCGGCGAACGGGTCCAGCACGAGGCCGTTCGGTGGTGTGACGAGACGGATCAGCCACCGCATCAGGTCGAGCGGTTTCACGGTCGGGTGCGCGGCTCCGTCGACGCTGGGCCGCTCAGAGCCGGGTGCCTTGGCCTCGTACCGGAACACCGGGAAGAACCGCGACGCACCGCCGCTGTCGCCGTAGGTATCGGCCGGTGTGAAGGTTCGCGCGTCGGCGCCGTAGATGGTTCCGCCAGCGCGTGGTTGGCGCTCAGTTCCGGCGCGCATCGTGCCGGACTTAAGCGTGCCACTTTGCTGGTCCAACGCAGCCGCCTGGTGCTCGTCGAGCACCACGTTCGTCGGCCAGCGGCCCTCGACGGTGGTCGGCTCCGCGTCCTCGCGCCAGCCGTCACCCATCGCGACCCGCGGGTTGGTAGACCCAGGCGGGTTCACGCGCAGCTCATCCCCGACACGGCATCCATCGACGTTCAACGCACCAGTGCCGTACTCGAGCACGTTCTGCGCGACTGTGCCCGCCAATGGTTTCCGCGCAACAACGATTGGTTCGAATGATGGCTTGAGCGCAGTACCCCAACCGCGCCACGGTTCTGCCGCTGACGACAGGGACCGGACTTCACGGGTGACCAGCTTTCGGTCACGCCCGGCGTGCATGTGCCCGCCCTGCATACCGGCGTCGACAACCTCGGTTCCGATGACAGCACCTTCGTAACTCGCCGCCTTATCGATGGCTTTGGCGACGTCGAGTGACTTCGGGAATCCGGAGCCGTACAGCCACGCGATCGAGTCCCGCATCTCGAACCCGGCGTCCTCAATGCCGGCGGCCAGCCGGTGCCAGGTGCGCGATCCGCCGAAGCTCAGCAGATAGCCGCCGGGCTTCAGGATCCGCATGCACTCGACCGCCCACTCCCGGCACCATTCACCAAACGCTGCATTCGCCGAGAGGTCGTAGCGCCCAGCTTCGGCTGCGGCGGAACGGTATCCACCCCGAGGACCACCAACGCCGTCAGGCATAGGGCTCGTTTCACGGCCCCGCGCGGTGCGCTCCTCGATGTCGGCGCCATCCCAGCTCTTACCCATGAACCTGATCCCATAGGGCGGATCCGTCACGACCGCATCAACGCTGTTGTCTGGCAGCCGTTTCAGAATCTCGTCCGCGACACCCCGCTTGCGCAGAGACGGGTTGGCGAGGCAATCGCCGTGGTACACGGTGACATCGCTGTCGCGGTAGTGGATAGTCACGCGGACCGCCAGAAAGTGGTGGGCATGCCAAGCGCGACAGCAATCTTCCATTCGAGGGTGGCGCCACTGCTGTTCTCCCAACCGGGCAGCAGCACAACCTCGTCGCATTCCAGCAGCATCCGCAGGCTGCGACGCAGGTAGTAGCCGTAGGGCTTCTCATCGGTGTACGCGTCCGGCGGTCCATCGTCCGACACCTCGGTCGGCGATTTGACGTCCACACCGCGCGCGCGGAGCTCCGCGGCGGCTGCCTGAAAAGCCGGGTAGTTGAACTCTGGAATCCCCGTCATAGGGCCGGCGATGTATGTCGTCATACGCCGTGCCGATCGAGCGCTGTGATGGTCGGGCACGGATGCTCTACGTCGCAAGTGCCGCACTTCCACTTCTCGACAGTCGTCCCTCGGATGATCAGAGGCCGCCGACCATGAAGCCCACGGATGTCGTTGACGGCGGCTTGGAGGTTCTCGGCGTGCTTCACGGCGGCGTCGGTCGCGGCCAGCGCGGAGAACACCGCGGCAGCGCCGGACCGGCGCGCGTACGGCGGCAAGTCCGGGTCCTCCCCCATCGGCTGCTCATCGTCGCACTGGTTGAGCGCCGCGGCGAGCTTGTCATTCGCGCCCATCGATGTCTCCATAGCCGATGCCACCGATGCATTCCTCGCGGATCACACGGACGTCATCGCGGCATCCGTCGACAGTGAACTTTCCAGCAAATATGGTCAGCGACAGCCGATTAATGGGCTGTGCGTCACCGCCGAGAAGCCTCGTGGGGCTGTGCTTCTCGATCCAACGTCCGGGTATCGTGACCGTGCCGTTCGGCCCAATGAGGATTACGTCGTCGCCTTCGATGGCGATGTCGGGAAGGTCGTCTTCGGCTGGTGTGATTGGATTTCCAGCGGGCATGCTGGGAAATTCCGCTGGCTGTGTGGTCTTTTTCATCGGCGTACGTGGTCCCATACCTTGATGGCGGCGGCCGGCACGTGCGCGACCGCGGCCAGGGCGAGTTCCTTGGCGGCGTAGGACTTCACCCGGCCGGTGTTCGAGTTCCGGGTGCGCCAGCGCAGCGGGTAACCGGTCAGGGTGCGGCGGTTCCACATCGGGTACATCTCGACCTCGATCTCGGGTGCTTTCGCGGCGATCACTGCTGGAAGTCCCTTCCCGTGTTGCGCTTCCGCAGATAGGAGACCTGCGGGCCGGTGGTGTAGTGGACGACCAGTCGAACGAGTTCGGAGCCGTTGATGATCCGGTCCCAGATGTCGCGGATGTCACCAACATTCGCGTAGGTGTCGCGCGGGTCGACCTGTTCGTTGTTCCCGGCGGTGACGGTGAACTTCCACTGCTTGCGCCGGGAGAACCGGCGCTTCGCCGGCTTGACGTCGATGGTGATCATTTCTGTTCCGTCCCTTCGTTTTCGAATGCTGCGGCGTCGGCGGCGTTGATGATGTCGCGGACCTTGGCGTCGAGTTCTCCTGCTTGTTGCCAGGCGAATAGTTGGTCGCTGATCTCCCCGACTTCCCTGTCGCTGAGGAAGTCAGTGCTTCGCACGCCCTTACGGCCGACGATGTCGCGGTACATGGTGATTCGTTCTTCGTCGGACAGCTTGGGTTTGATGTCGCCGATGAGTCCGAACAGGCGGGATTCCAGCGCGGCGCGGCGGGCGTTGCGCGGCTTGGCCTCGTGGTGCGGGGCGTCCTGGTCAGCAGAGCCAGAGGGAAGCGTGGCGCCCGCCGGCGGCTCAGCGCCCTGGCTCTGCTCGTTACCGCCGCCCTGACCAGGATCAGCCAGCGGGCCCGGCGCGGGGTCGGCCGTCGTGTTCTCGACTTCGGTCTCGGCCTCGTTGGTGTCGCCGACCCCGTCCCGGGTTTCCTGCGGTTGTTGCGCTACTTCGGTGGAATCGGTGGCCGGAGCGGGTTTGATCTTGCTGGCCGCGCTGGGCCTCTTCGCCGGGTCGTCGCGGTCGCCCGGCACCTTCTCCGCCGCGGCGATCTCATCAGCAGTCGACGACTCGACCGGCGGGAACAGCTCGTCTCTCTGCGCCTCGCCGCGGCGAATCGACTGCCCAGCAACAGTGAGCTGGGCAACGTCTTCCGGGTTCCAGTCCGCGCGCGGCTTTTCGAGACGAGCCTCCAACTGCGCGACGGTGACACCGATTCCGTCGAAGGCGTTCACCAACGCGGCGATCCGGTCCACCAGCGGCTTACCCTCGCCGTACTTCAGCGTGTTGTGACAGACGTTCTGGGCCTTCTCGGTGAACCACCGCGGCAGGATCGCCGCGATGCACTCGCGAACAGCCCTGGCGCCAATGTTGGCGTTGCTCAGATAGATGTCCTGCAGGTCGGTCAAATCCTTGCGCTGCTGGACGCCGTTCACTCTCACCATCCGCTGGTGCGGGTTGATGAATGTGCGCGACGAGCGGGTGTTGCGCTGCTGATCCCAAGCGAACGCCTGAACCTCGGACACGCCGCGATCGTCGTCGCGGTGGAGTTCCTTCACCCCGTAGTCGACGTTGCCCCATATGCGAGCCAGTTCGCGCATGAGATGCACGGACGGTCCAGTGCCGCGGTTGGTGACCTGGTAGAACGCCTGTTCGGCCATATCCAAACGGCCGCAGACGTATTCCATCTCGCGTTCCGCTTCGTCCATGTCGCGAGGGCAGGACTGGGCGACGACGACGGCGGCCTGCACCTCGGCGATCGCGCGCTGCTGCTCAATCGCCGCGGCCTGACTGGACGGCGCCGCGCCGGCGCGCTGCGTGGCAAACGACTTTTTGTAGGGCTGAATTTCGGTCGCAGCAGTCATCGGAGCATGGCCTCTTCTCGCTGAATGGCGTACGTCGGGTGGACGATGGTGTGGATGCCGTCGCCGTAACCGGGCCAGATGCCGGTGTCGCGGGCGCGGGCGTAGATGTCGATGGCCTTGCGGTTCAGGGCGGCGGCCCGGACGACATCGTCGGGATGTGATTCGTGCACCGACACCAGGTAGGGCGGTTCCTTCTCCTGGGCGATGAACACGAACAGGGGGTCGTCGTCGAGGTCGTTGGCCTTGGCGCCGGCCTTGTACCAGGCTTCCTGCTGGTGGTAGCCGTAGTCCGAGCACGACCGGTGGAACGACGACGGCCGGGCGCTCTTGGTCGACTTGTAGTCGACGATGATCAGCCGGGTGCGGCCTTCGTGCAGCCAGTCGCCGCGCCAGCGCAGACGCACGCCGGTGATCGGGTCGGTCCACCATCCGGAGATCTCCGCGTCGCCCTGGCTGAGCAGCTCCGCGGCGCGGGGGTGCTCGTGCACCTTGGTGGCCATCTGGCTGGCGGTCTCGTACTGATCGGGTGTGACAGGTACGGCACCGCGCTTCCGGACCTCCGCCACCGCGTCTTTCCACGCCTTGGTGGACTTCGGGTTGTCGGCCTTCTTCCCATCGGCCTTCTTCCCGATCTCGTCCGGGTCGAGCACCTCGATGCGGCCACCCTCACCGAGCACCAGCAGGTGCGTGAGGTGGCCCATGTCGTAGTGGTCCTTGGGTGCCGGCGGTTGGCTCTGCTCGAAATGGAACAGTGCCGGGCTGTCCCAGAGGATGGTTCGGGCACCGGAAGACGACAGGCTGTCACGGTCGGCGTGGTAGGTCTCTTCCGGGATGCCGGCGTAAACGCCGTCCTCCGTGGGGATCCCGATCAGCGTGGCGGCGGTCAAGATGCGAGCACCTCTCTGTAGCGGCGGACTTGGTCGCGCACCGAGTGCGGCTCGATGTTCATCCGCTCGGCGATATGCTCGACATCCGTGAGGCCGACGTGCTCGCGCAGTTCGAGGTAGCGCTCCGGGAACTTCACCTTCCGGTGGATCTTGTGCTGCGGCTTCGCTTTCGGATCATCAATGGTCTCGTCGTCCCAAGCCAGCGCCGGTGCCCAACCCTTGCGCTGTGCATGCCGGATAGCCTTCGCGTCCGGTTTGGCCGGAGGCTGCGCGGTGAGCTCGTCGTACAGCTGTACGACGCGGCGCGCCGTGTCGGCGAGCACCACTCCTCGGCGGCCGAGGATCAAGGCAGCGAAGTTGCTCTCCGACATGCTGAGTCGGCCGGCCAGGTACCGCTGCGTGAACCCGATCGCCACCAGACCGCGCAGGCGACGGCGCGTCCCTGTGGGGTCGACGCGGGCACCGTCCGTGACGGCAGTGAACGCGACCGCCGGTAGCGGCACGGCCAGGATCGCCACGTGGGTGTCGGTACGCACCGATGGATACCGGCCGTTGTACACGCCGCGCACCGCGGTCTCTCCAATCCCCGATAGGCGGGCGATCTGCCTGAAGCTCAGGCCGGCATCTTCATGCAACTGTCGGATGTGCTCGCGGGCCGGCCCGGGGTCCGCGTAGGCGGTTCCTCCGGCTCGGTCGCGTTGCAACCTGTAGTGGGCGTAGTGCTTTTCGCAGAGTCCGCGGCGCTGCCGCACATTCGAGCAGCGACGGCAGGTCGGCTTGTCCGTCATGCTCGGCTCACCTCGGTGCCGAACTGTGGGCAGTAGACGGCGTTGGCGAGCGCGGCGAACAGCGACGCACCAGGCCGGTCGATGTCGGGCTCGGTCTGCGCCAGGCTGGTGACGATGTCGAAGGGCGCGGCGCCGTCGGCGAGCAGCTCGCAGACCTGGCGGCCGTTGTTGATCACCTTGTCGGTGTTGGCGTGGTCGTAGGAGAACCCTTCGGCCGCCAGCACGGATAGAAACGCGTCGTCGGTGTTGTCATCGGCCCGGGCGTTCGGGGTGGATAGCAGCACCAGCGCGACCCCGAGCAGAGCGCCAACACCCATGAGGCACAGGGACGGCATGCTGAAGAACCAGCGCATCGACCTGGCCAGCCCGCGGAGCGCCCGGCCAATGCGGCTGCGCGGCCGGCGCCGCGGTGCGGGCCCTGGCCTGACCTTGAGTATCCGGCTACCGTCCGGGTTGATGCCCCAGAAGATGTCCGGCGCGTGGTAGACGCCTGACGGGAACGCAGCGGCGCGGGCCTGCCAGTCCACCGCGGCACTGGCCGCCGCGGCGTCGTCGACGAACTCGCCGAAACGGATCGTTGGCTCGCTCACGCTGCGACCGCCTTCGCGTACAACGCAGTCAGCAGCTCCACCCAGCGGCGAGCCTCGTCAGCTGGAACCTTGACCGCTGTGGGCCGCGCGACGCCGGCGAACTGAAAGAGGGCCGGGTAGGTCGCGAGCAACCAGCACAAGTCGCCGTTGTCGGGCTGGTACTCGAATGCGGTCACGACACCGATGCCATTTACCACGCCCTCGATGAACGGATGCTGCGCATCGGTCGGTCCGCTGAGTCCTTCGCGGATTGTGTAGCCCTTCTCGGCTACTGTTGGTGCTGACATCGGGATTGCCTTCCTGTGTGTGATTCCGGTGTCGATCGGGCCCGCCCCCGCTTGCCTCGGGGGTGGGCCTACTACTTGGAGCGGGTGTGTTGCGGGAACATCTGCGAAGCCGCAACGCAATTCGGCGGCAGCGGTGGTGGATCGTCGGCTGGGAACTCGTCCTCGATGAGACAGTCGTGGCACGGGCCGGAACGGCCATGGACCCCGCATCCCCAAAACGAAGACGCCTCGGCGACGGCGGTCGGGTGCAGCAGCACCGGGGCCGGTGCTGCGAGGAAGTCCTCAGGATCGGTGCCGAGGTCGTACCCGGCCTCGACGAGAGCGGCGCCGCGCTTCTCGGCCGCCGACTTCGGTGACAGCATGTCGGTGACGTTCTCCAGCGCCTCGCACATCACGCCGACGAATAGCTCCCAGCCCGGCCGGAACAACCCTCGGCCGCTCATGCCGACCTCCCCAGGCGCCGGCGCGACGTCCGCGTCATCGACCCGACACGAGGAAGGTCCGGAACCGCCTGGCGCTGCGGACGCAACAACTCGATCGCCGCATCGATATCCGCACGGGTCGCACGCCACCGGCGACCCGCTTTGAACCCAGGCAACACTGGCTTCGCCTCTCCACGCAGACGCCTTGTCAGCCAGTGGATCTCGGCATCACCATGCCCGCCGAGCAGAACGTCGGCGTACTCCTCCAGCGAGAAGGTCTCCGGGGTGGTCATGCTGCACTCTCCAGCTCCGCTGGGTCCGGCCAAGTGATCCGGCTTGAGCGCTCCACAACCGCTGTAGCGCCGAATGATTCGAGAAGATCAGCCCGCTTCTTAGCAGTTGCGCGGCTCCCGTAGACGTGATTTGTCGAGGGCCACACGAACTCGTCGGTGCCGAGCATCTCGGTGTAATTCCCAGTGGGCCGCCACCCTGTCGGCCGCCAACCAGGCACAGGTTCACTCCACTTCTCGCCGCCGTAGTCGACTTCGTGGTGAGACCCCTCGGGATAGGAGACGATGCGCACGCGGTAGAGATAGGAACCTGAGAACTTCACGCCGACTCACCCCTTCGAAGCTCACGAGGCAGCGCGAGAGTGCCGTGCTCGTCGACGTATTTGGTGATCCGCTTCCACGCATAGTCCTGGCCGCGGGCCGTCAACTTGCCTGTGGCCCAGGCATGTCCGTTCTTCGCCGTGCCTTTTTCGGTGAAGGCGAGCCCACGTTTCAGCGCTTCGGCAGTGGCATGCCCGGTGTCGGTGCGCTCGCCGCGGATGAACAGGCCGATGTGCCCGAGAAACCGGAAAACCTCGTCTTGTCGGATGACGATGTTCTTCTGCCGCATGCCCCATGTGATGACCTCGCGGGAGAACTCCTGGCGATGTACAGCGGAGTCTGACCCCGTGTGGGCCTCAGCCTTGGCGACGAGCGGCGCGTCACGCTCGATGGCGGCCTCGAGCATCTTCGCCTCGGCCTCAGCGGCCAAGCGGCCGGCGCGCTCCGCCTTGGCCAGTGACGCCAGTTCGATGATCTTGTCGAGTGCGACGTCAGGGTCGAGCAGATCTAATGCTGGCTGCGCGGCCTCAGCTTCGCGGGTCTTGACGGCGAAGTAGGTCTGGGCGGCCGCAACCTCGGCTTTGCGAGGATCACCGTTCATCGCGACCAGGTAGGAGGCAAACCGGGTGAGCTGGTAGTCGGTTTGTGGCCTGCCACCAGTCTTTTCAGTGTTGACCCTGAAAAGGGTGTGGACGTTGAAACCCTGGTTGTATGCGGCCTGCTTAGCACGCTCGATGACCGGCTCGAATTCATTCCAGCGCGGGTACGTCATCTTGGACATGAGCCAACGGGCGGACCAACGGTCTTCGCCGCCTTGCGGGCACGGCGTGCGCCCTTCGTCGAAGGGCGAGGCATCGACGATGGCGGGTGACGTACTCATGCCGACACCTGCTCGGTGCAGCGTCCGCGGTTCGGCGGTGAGGCTGGCTGGACTGGCGGCCGCAGAGGCCCGTGCCAGACGTTGAGCGGGTCGATGCCGAGCGCCTTGGCCCAAGCGATCAGCACGCGATCACTGGCCTTCTTGTTGCCGTTCTCAATGTTCGAGAGGCCGGCACCGCTCATTTCGACCCCGTGCTCACTCATCCGTTCGGTGACCTGCACCTGACTCAGCCCGAGCAGAAGGCGTACATCTTTCATCCGAACCATCGGTCCTAGCGGTTCCATCGCTGGCATAGCGACAACTCTAGACAACCATCGCTAGTTGTCAAGAAATAATCGCTAGTTTTGCGGGATGACCTGCAAAACGACAAGCCTGTAACTATCGAATCTGGCGCTGACCTGGCGCTAGACTTGTCGTAACTTGACTGGACTTGTCTCGATTACTGATGGGAGCGTCTCCGGCGTGACAGAAGACGCTGCTACCCGCCTCGGCCGCATCATCAGAGAGCGCCGGAAAGCACTGAAGCTGACGCAGGCTGACATCCAGGCCGCAGGGGGCCCGTCCACTGCAACGCTGAGACTGATCGAGAGCGGTAAACACACCGACTTCCGACCCAGCACCAGCCAGCCCTTAGAAAAGGCGTTGCACTGGGATCCGGGCAGTATCCGCCGGGTGCTCGAGGGAGGTGAGCCGCTTGTCTCTGGCGTCATTCGCGGCCGCTCTGGTCGAACGCTCCAGCAGTGGACCGGCTTCGCCGGCTCAGATCAAACAGAGCTTGAGATATATCGGCTTGCTCACCTTGTTATGGACATCAGAGATCTTGTGAGGGCGCAAACAGGTCCGCTCGCTAACGCACTCTCAGCGTTGTTGGACGAAGCCACAGAACTTGCGCTGAAGCGAGTAGCGCAGTGGCGTACCGGCGCCGGAGACGAGGCAGTCGATGGTTCCGCGCTGCAAGACGCCCGTTGGTTCGTGGAAGAGACTCGCGGATCGGGTGCTATTCGCCGTGAGGGCGACATCTACGTGGCCGACGGCAGTGGAAGAGACGCCGACGACGCACCACCCGCTCTGTGGCTCGCCGAAGCGGCTCGCCACGGCAACAGCGTCGGCCAAGCGACCCGCGACCAGCAGGACACCGATGCCGAGGCGCCCGAATCGCCTGCGCCGTACCCAATCAGCTCCCCCAAGCGGGGTGACACCGATGGTGGCGCCACACCTCAGGAAGTAGCGCAAAAGCTCGACGAGCTAGTCCTGGAAATGCTGGCCGGTGTCCGCGATATCGATCCGTCCGTCGACTTCCGCGAGCAGTACATCACCGCGCGTAAAGCATTGGAGCCCATTATCGATACTCCCGCGGGTCAACTCGCACATCTCAAGTTGGCTCAGCAGGTAATTGGCGACGCTGGACTGAAGATCGACGTTTCGGAGGTCGCCCAGAACTACGGAAAGTTCGATGATGCGTGACACCTTCGAGCCTCCCTTTACGATGCGGGCCAGTCAAAGCACTGCGACACCGGCGGCGAAGGCATCACGACCCTGGCGGTTCGAAGTGATCCGTCATCAGCACACCGATAGCACTCCCGACGCCTTGAGGAGGCGCGCTCTTCATGACTGACGAGGCCAACACAGTCGAGACTGCAGCTGTCGACTACTTGACCCTCCGCTTTGACGGCACGGACAAGACCGGCGGACCTCTGCACGAACTTCGAGCTGCCCACGTAGCCGAGGTGTTGCAGGGGATTGTCGGCTTGACCAGCGACTTCGATAAAGCCGGCGTCTTTCATGACGAGGGACTTATCGGATCCGAGATCCTTGTGCGGCCGGCGAAAGAGGGGTCATTTCTCATCGAGGTCGTCAGAACCGTCGTTGAGAACTGGGACGCGGTGAAAGCCACTGGCGACACGATTGCGGCGACTGCGACCGCGGCGGGGGTTCCGACACTTTCGACCATGCTTTGGTGGGCTACCAAGTCACTGCGAGCGGACGTGAAGGACTTCGCCCACCTCGACAACGGCAAGGTCAAAGTGGTCTGGCAGGACGATACCGCCGAAGAAATTCCGCTCGCAGCATGGAAAGAACTGCAGAAACACAAGAAGCGCCGCAAGAAGCACCTGCGGCAGATCATGGCACCCCTGGCCGACACTCGCGTGACCGAACTCGACGTCGCTGCCCCAGCCGAGCCGGAACAGCCCGTCGAGAAGAAGTCCGCGCCAACCGAGTTTGTCCTCACGCGGGTCGACTACGACGCCGCAAGGCCAGAGGATGAGGTTCAAGAGAAAACCGATGTCTTCGACATCGAAGCTCACATGTCTACCATCGACTTCGATGACTCCACCCGCTGGAGGGTGAAAAGTCAGGGACGAACCCGTACCGTAACGGTCGAGGACAAGAAGTTCCTTCGGCAAGTTGCCCAGGGCCTGGCCATCCACCCGAAGGACGTCTTCTCGGTCACCATCCGCGAAGACAAGGTCGTGAAAAACGGCCGTACACAGACGAAATGGTTTGCTGAGAGCGTATCGCGGCTTAGGAGGGCAGCCAATGATGACCAATCATCAACGGAGTCCAGCCCGCCTTCGCGTTGATTTTTCCGGCGTAGTTCTGGCTCTGATCGGCCTCATCTCTGGCGTCGTCGCCTATTGGCTCATCACCGACGAGCATGTCACCGCTCTCGTCATCGTTCCTCCAGTTGTTGCCCTAACCGTTGGAGCTACGCACCTGGTAAAGCGCGAGGCTCCACGCGGGTAACTGCGAACTACACCTTTGTAGTTCGAGGTCATAGCGGAATCTTGTCGGACCTCTCCCCTAGCGTCCGTCTGCATGGGCATCGAGGTTCTCTTCCACCCCTGGCGCCTCCTACGCGAAGAACACGCGGACGTCGAGGTGTCCTGCCGGTACCGCCTCCCGGACCGCGTCATGGGCCTACAAGTCGGCCGGCGGATCTGGCTCTCCCGGGGCATGACGCAGGCTGAGCGGCGCTGCACCCTTACGCACGAGCTGGTGCACCGCGAGCGCGGCCCTGTGCCGCGGGACCCGGCCGAGGCGGCGCGTGAGGAGCGCATCGTCGACGAGATCGCGGCGCGCCGGCTCATCACCGTCCCGGCGCTCGCCGACGGCCTCGCCTGGACCCGGCACCCCCACGAGCTCGCCGAGCACCTCTGGGTCGACGAGCCGACGCTCCAGACCCGCATGGCCACGCTCGACCCCGTCGAGGTCGCCCAGCTCGAACACCGACTGGAGGACCAATGGCTCTGGATTCCCTGACCGACAGCGACCGGGCCATCCTGGACCTTGAACACGCGTGGTGGCCGACCGCCGGCGCCAAGGAGGACGCCATCCGCGGTCTCGGCCTTTCGCCCGTGCGCTACTACCAGCGGCTCAACCAGCTCATCGAACATGAGTCCGCTTTGACGTACGACGCGGTCACCGTGCATCGTCTGCACAGGATCAGAGCCAGACAAGCCCGGTGAGCCACTACGATTCGGCCATGTCGCTACGAGCGTTTCTCGTCGCCATCGGGGCACTGCTGGTCGTGCTGGGCGGTGTCGGCCTGGTGCTGCACCAGCTGAGGGTGTTCCAGTCGTGCACCGCCAGCCGTGAGTTCTACGGGCCGGCCGAGGTCTGCACTCAATCGCCGGCGACGCTGATCGTTTCGATCGTGCTGGTGGTGCTCGGGCTGGTCGTTGCGCTCGGTGGGATCGTCGTCGACTCCGCTAAGTGAGCATCGAGTCGATGACGTCCGCGTTGCCGCGGCCGCTGGTCCGATCGAGGTGCCCGTAGACGTCCGAGGTGGTCTGGATGGACTCGTGGCCTAGCTGCGCCTGCACGGCCGGTAGCGGGCGGCCGGCCTGGATGAGCCACGACGCGCAGGTGTGTCGCAGGTCGTGGATGCGGGGCTGCTTCTCCAGCCCTTGGGCGCGGGCCCGGGCCACCGCGGGCGCCCAAACGTTCGGAGTGAACGAGTGCGTGCGCACCGGGCTGTTGTCCTCGCGGATGATGCCGTCGGCGAACTGGCCGCGGCCGCGCCCGGAGTTGGTGAACACCCACTCGCCGGTGAGGTCGAGCTGATCGAGCACTCGTTTGGGCACGTTGATGGTGCGCACCGATTTCTTGGTCTTGGGGCCGCCGAGGGTGTAGCCGCCGGCGCCGGTCTTCCACGCCCGGGAAATCCGCACGGTGCCGCCGGCCCGGTTGACGTCGCCCGGCTTGAGCGCGACCGCCTCCGACCACCGGCACCCTGATGCGACGAGAAACTCGACGAGCGGCTTCCAGTAGGCGGGGATCTCCGACAGCAGCAGTTGGAACTCGTCCTTCTCCAGGAACACCATCTCTTTGCGCACCCACGCCGGGGACTTCACACCCTCGCACGGGTTGGCTTTGAGCTTGCCGTTCTGGACGGCGAGTTTCATTGCGCCGGAGACGAAGTCGCGCTTGTTCTTGATGGTCTTGCCTGATGCTCCGTCGGCGGCCATCTCGTTGATCCAGAGCGCGACGTCGTCGCGGGTGAGCGCGGTCAGCGGGATGGCGCCGATCGAGTCGGCGATGTCGTTGGCGACGTAGGCGCGGTACTTCGCGACGGTGCCCGGTTGCACGCCGGTGAGTGTGTCGATGTGCCGGGTGAGGAACTGCGCGACGGTCTGGGCTTCGCGGGGCGCCTGGACGATCTGTAGGACTTCACGGGCCTTCTCGCCGCCGAGCTGGTCGACGAGCTGCTTGCAGTGTTGTGCGTCGGCGTAGTCGTCCCAGGAGATGCACTCCGTGCCGCCATTGCGGCCCTGCTCGCGCCAGTACACCGAGAAGTAGGCGGTGCCGTCTTTCCGCTTCCGCGGCCGGATCCACGCCATCAGGCCGTGAGGGCCTTCTGGCCGGCGTAGGTCGGCAGCAGCTCGGGGACACCGTGGTCTTCGTACGCGCGCTGGATCTTCGGCACGACGTCATCGGCGACAGTCCTGCCGTCTGGCAGCACGAGGTGGGCCAGGAACTCGGCGTCGAAGGTGACGATGCCGGTGTCGACGGCTTCGAGCTTGGCCTTGATGACGAGATTCAGTGCGCGCCAGCGCTGTCGGACGGCCTGCTCGTACGCCTCACGGACCTGGTTGGCCGCCCGGGTGCGCCCCGTCGGCGTCCGGGTGAACTCGGGGTCGTTGCGGTCCGGCAGCGGCAGCACGAACCGGACCTGGCGGTCGTTGATGGCGAAGCCGACGATCGCACGGCCCTCATCCCAGCCGTACATGAACTTCGTCGCGCCGTAGCGCTCGAGAGTGCGTTCAATCTCGGCGCGGGATCGGTCTGAGCTGACATCTGTGGTGGCGGCGTATTTGGTCAT